ATGAAGCGCAACGCACCCTGCCCCTGCGGGAGCGGCAAGAAGTTCAAGCACTGCTGCCTAGTAAAACCACGTCTCCAAGCAGATGCTTGGAGACGCCGCAGTGATGAGGATGTAGCCTACCTCGCCAAGTTGCAGGGGCTTAGTGTGACGGAGCTGAAAGAATCTTGGAGGGAAAAGTTCGAAGCTGCCAGAGCCAGGGCTCGGGCGCGACGTATTAGGAATCCAGCAATGTTACATGCTTTCCTGAAAGGATAAGATGTGAGGAAGCAAACCAAACTCTGGACGCAGAAGAATGGTGACAAAATCCGTATCTGCGATATGAGTGATTCTCACATCGTCAACACTGTTCGAATGATTAAGAGGAAAGCGGAGTTCAAGAAGATGCAGGTTGATGTTGGATTCCTCAGCTGTGGCAGACCACAGGGAGACATGGCGCAAGATGCTTTCGACAGAGAATGTTGTGAAGCATGGAACAAGTCATGGGAAGATTATGCTCCTAAAATCTTCCCTAATTTGTTGCAGGATATTGTGCGGCGTGCAATCTTGAGGCCCGGTATTCTGACCCAGTTGATTGGGATACCTAACTGGATGACAGGGAGGTAACACTGGTGACGCCCGCGGCAGCGGCGTGGTAGAAGATGAAAGTGCACCACCGGCCCACTAGGAATCTGCCGACCTAGTGGTATATAGACGGCCGGAGTAATGGTTCGCGCCCTTAGGGTGCAGGAGCGGATTGGGGAAGCCCGCCGCCAGTGTTTGGAGTGAGGAGGATGGGCCTGTGAAGTGGGAATGGTTAGATGCTTTTGTTCGAGAAAGGAGGCAAGAACACCATATCTATGTGTCAAGGCGTGAGTTTAACTTAATCCGGGATTACCCATGGGAATTGATGCAATGGTTCTCATTAGCAGAGAGGATCACATTCTGGAATAATATCAAAATCAGAATGGAACTGTTGGCTCATTATTGGGGTAGGGACAGTAAATACGACAGGGAAAAAGACTGCTTCATTCTGGAGAGGAGACTTATCGTGAGAGACTGTGTCAGGCGTTTTGCCGAGGCTATGGACGCGATGCTGACTGAGAAGGAGGAAGGCTATGGTCCTGTGGAAACGTTCATCAAAGAGTATGATTCCCTGCATCATGGCACAGCAGCCATGGAACATCTTGACGCTGCTCTAGACCATCTTGACGAAAAGTGTGACGATGAGGATTTACGAGGTCTAATCCACGCGGCTAACTTCTGCATGATGGCATGGAATAGGGTGAAGATTCATGACTAGACTAACAGCCATCATAATCCGAACGCGTGGTGACGAAGTTAAGCCACTTGTATCACAACACCCTAAGACAAAGAAGTGGGCCTCTATGGTATCATTATTCAAGGGTGAAGAATTTGATTATGTTCTACTTTCAACGGAACATATCTATGATACCAAGAAGGCTGCCGTAGAAGCTGGAGAAAAAGTAATCAAAGAAGTACGAGAATTGGAGAGTGTATTTTGAACATATGCCCGAGTGGCGGAATGGGTATACGCGACGGACTTAAAATCCGTTGCCCATTAGGGCGTGGGGGGTTCGAATCCCTCCTCGGGCAAATTTGGAAAATTTCGTCCACACAGCTATTTTGTCTGTGTGATACCAAAGATGAACAAGATGGGCGAAGACCTACAGCTATGGGCTTCTGAGCGCGGGTGTGTTGTGGATTGGAGGCTGATTCTAGAAGCTATGGATCGTATCACCCGCAGTGACTCAGTTACACCGGTGGAGGACTTCTCAAAATGGTGCACGGCGCAACGTGCTTGGATAACGAGGAGGCAAAGATGTGGGAGATAACGACTTACATACTTGTGGGTACTCTGATTGGTTACTGCATAGGTGTATGCAGGATGTTTGCATGGATGAAGCAATATCTAGGTATCGACACAGATGATAGTGTGATCATCAAAATCATCCTCAAGCGACTGTCCAAGCGGGCGCAAGTGGAGGAGTACCAGATCACTAAGGAGATACCCCATGAAACTAACGACAGGTGAGCACGCCTACGTAATAATCGGGGAGCATGGCTATATCAAGATTATACGTGGGCCCCTCGCACTGGGGCAAGCGTGTGATCACATTGCACAGCTACGTATCAGATGGGAGGGTTCGTTCAAAATCATGGAGCCGCGTTTCTGTGAGAAAGGCTGCTGTATCCTCGATGATTGGCTGCCCTATACGCTGTCTGAAAGCAAGCTAAAGGCCATGGGGCTAAAGAAATGCTACGCAATCAGAAGGAGGCCATCACTAATATGAAAATTTTCAAAGAGATACTGCTTCTGGTCTATATGCTGGGAGCTCTCTTCCTTGCTGTGGGAGCCTTATACAGGCTCATCGAAGGGGATTGGGATGGTTTTATCCAGTATATGATAGCTTATTTCGTAATTAGAAATGCTGCTGACTTGGAGCGGGTTAAGCTCTTTTTGGGGGTGAAGGAATGAAAATCTGGCTAGATGATATACGACCTGCACCAGAGGGTTGGGTCTGGTGCAAGACAGCCGAAGTAGTTATCGAGAGACTGATGACTACACCCAGCCTGATAGTTGTATGTCCATACGCAGAATACGGTGGCAAAGGTCAAGATTGTGGACTACTTCCACATAGCTGAGGAGGCGTGGCGTGAAACGGGAGGCAAGATGAAAACGCGTAAAGTCGATGTTATCAAGCCGTGTGACCTCTGTGGCAAGGTGGGGGAATCCTACTACGATGCCCCAACACTCACTGGGTTATGGGCAAATCTGTGTCCTGATTGCTTCAAGAAACATGGTTCCCCATCAGCTGATACTGTGGGTACCAAGTTTGTACTGCGTGATCGTTCAAATCAGCCAGAAATGGCGGATGGAATCCTTGAGGGTAAGGAGTTAAGTACGCTAGAATCCATCTGCATGGACGGTGAACGGGAGATCAGTTGCCCGAACTGTGGTGAGGTTCGCCCTGTCGAGCCGGACGCAGGTTATGTTTTTACGTGTGAGGGCTGCGGATCGGAGGTACGGGTGCCATGTCTACCGTTCTGATTGACAAAGAGAAGGTTCTCGCCGTAATGCGAGAGAAGCTAGAGGCTGTTCACTTCTTCCCGGCAGGGGATCAGGCTGCGGCGTTTGCAGTTGTCGCAATTGCCGAGGCTCTGGGATTCTCTAAAGAGGAAGTCTTCAAAGGTACAAGGTACGAGGAGAAGTGATGCCAGCTCTACTAGTTGAGAAGTTTGCAGTCGTCGAGGTCGAGCATGATGAAAACACCGGAGAAAGCAGGATGCTGAGACACAGTTTCCATGATACCAAGTATGATGCACTTGCGGAGATCGACAGAATCCGGTCACACTGGTGCAGTTACATGATCATGCAGTGTTGGATCGAGAATCCGGAGGCTAAATGATGCTTAATGTCTTAAAGAAGATTGGCGCAGGTGTGCTGTTCATTATTGCGTTGCCACTGTTAGTTGCGTTGGGTCTAATGTATGGCTTCTTGCGTCTGAATGTGAGGGAGGATAGGGATGGAGATACCACCAGCGGTACGCAGGGCTAAGGCTAAGGATGGGCGGTTCGTTATCATGGAGAAGAATAGCGAAGCTATCCACACACGAACGGACTGTGCCCACGTAGCACGACGATACGGTGAGGACGGGCATCCGGTTTGGAAACTCTCAGGAGCGTCGCATGTGGCGCCGTTCCGTTATTACTGATTCTGGAAAGGTCATCCATGAAGGTAGGAGATAGCGTTGACATCACAAAAGTGAACGGAGTGTGTGTTTTCTGTGAGAAGTTGATTTTCAAACAAGGGCTTGCGGCAGGTGGCGTGCGGCAGGCTACGTTGGATCACATCCGGAAGTGCCCAAAGCACCCACTCCACGGTATCAGCGCGAAGAAATACGCACGCCTTATAGACCTGCTCGGCTGGATACAGCAGCAGGGTGTCGCTGAATATATTGACAGACGGATTACGCTACTCTTGGAGGGGCGATGAAATGGTCACATTCACGAACGACGAGATTAAGGCGCTCAAATCCATGTCACTCTACTGGAAAGAGGTACGAGGGCGCGAGGACCAGTCACCACTGGAGCATGAGGCTGATAAGGTGTATCAAATCTTAGGTGCCTCACGGCTATTGGCCTGTGTCGAGATTGCTGTTGCGGGTGCCAACAATGGGGGTGGGTCGTGAAGTTCAGCCTCACGGGTACAAGAGGCATGGAGCGGGCGTTGGCACAAGGTGTCAATGCTACATGGTCTGCGATACCGAAATCAACACAAAGAGCAATAAAGTATGGTTGCATGCATCATGATTCAAAACATATAGAGTTCGCACTGGAGCATGTTCGTGCTGTGCACACATACTACGAATATCTTGGGTGGACATACACACCACCGAAGTGGGCAGAACCAATGATCCCGTCAGTTAAACAGTCGAGGGGAGGGCCGTTGAAGATATCAAGTACCAAGAGTAAATGGGAAGAAGGTACATATGAAATCACCTTCAAAGGTACTGAGGAGGAGATCAAGAAGGTTGAAGCTGCCTTAACATCTGGTAGCCAGTGGGTCAGGGGCGCTAACGGCAAGCATGAATTTGTTGATGCCCATCTGCCTGCACCACCACCTATTAAAGACCCATTAACTTGTGAACAGTGGCCTCCGACAGATGGTTGTAAAGTGCTGCGTGAAGAGGGTGAGAAGCGAAAGACCCCTAAACAAAAGTTCAGTGCTGAATATCGGAACATCTACATCTGGCATATCAGTGGCTATGGCGGTCATCCATCGTATGAGACAAGAATCAAGACCCTAGAATCATGGGGCTTTGAGTGTTTACGCTCACGCCGTGGGACAGACGGCAAGATATGGGAGTGTTGGTTCTTGGGTGGCATGATGTTGGCTAAGGGTGATCTCAAGGGCACACCCATGAATGATGTTGCATCTAAAATTTTTAGACGTGTGAATCCCGGTGTACTAGAATTTGCCGGCGAACGTTGGTGTTTGACTATTGACTAGGGGGTGGTATGAATAGCAAAGAGGTTCAACAGCTTAAGTGCAAGAAGCACTGTGCCAAATGGGAGATCTGTGTGCGCCGTAGTCTCGGATTAGATATGCCGCAAGATATGAGGGTCGAGAACTGCCGCGATTTCGAGAGGAAGAAGGATGATTGATCTATGGATCAATGATCAGCAGGATTTCAAAATTCGTTGCAGCATCACAGATTGTAAGCGGCATAAGGAGTGCATATGTAATGCATACCGGTATCCTGATGCCAGTTTCAAGCCTGCGTTTACAGGGCATCTGGTGCCGGAGGGGCGTAGAGTTAGACTACGTGTAGAGTGTAGGAGCCGACAATGACAGTAACAGTGATAGCCGTTGATGGTGAACATATCACCATGACTGATGCCGCAGGTGTTTTTGTCACATCTGACAAAGGTAACGTATGTTTGGCTGCTGTCCCCAAGGGTGAAGAGGTTGAGTATGGTGCAAATGAAAAAACTGTGCTGATTCTGAAGAAAATGCCGAATGTTGAGGTGGAAACATGACACTTGCTGATGCGTTGAGACTACTCAAGAAGAACAAGAAGCCAATCACAGAGGATGTGATTGAGAGGGCCAAAGTCCTCGAAGCCGCTTATAAACAGGACCACGAGGAACTGACGCGCGCGAATATCCCTGTCAAGGAGCCGGCCTGTTCGGTCATCTTAACGGACGCCGGCTGGTATGAATGGGTTTTGCCCGGTAAAACATGTGAGAGGGGATTCGTTACATGGCGCGAGGCGCATGAGGCGGCTAGAGTCGTGCTTGCACAGCAAGCACGCGACTTTTATCGTGGCAAGGTGCGGGGTGCTGTACTACATCTTGAGGCGCTGATCAAGGCTCTCGGGACAAGTAAGGGGCATACAGAGGTCGTGGCTACGATGAAGCGGCTAGTTAAGTTCTTGGAGGAGGAATGACTAGAGAACAAGCGATCCGCTATGTTGAGGCCGCGGAAAATGAGGAGGAATATGCGCGACGGAAGGGAAAGGTGTATGCCATAATACATGGGGAGCGTTTCGCGCAGCCACTATCGGAGTGGTATGCTAATTTCATGCAGCGTTGGAAGGCAGCGGGGGCAGGTTGGCAATGTGCTTGTGGCCGGACTATTGCGAAAGGGGAGAGAGAAGAGCATCAAGAGGCAAGACGCGCGGGGCAGTGTGTTGTGTGTTATGGCAAGAATCTGTGCCAGAAATGTGGTATTAGGCTGATTGCAAATGGCAAGAGTAAGGCGTCGGCGTATGCACGCAGGCATGGGCTATGTCATAAGTGCTATACGAGGGGCAACGATGAATAGAAAGGAAGCAGAAGCCTATATCAACGCCGCAACGGGCGCCGAACGTGCAAGATGCAAGAATCAGGTGTTTGCATATTTGTACGGTGGTGACCCGTTAGTACTGCCAGGCTCAAAATCAAAAGACTTATTGGCAATGTATTCAAAAAGGGACGCAGAGATCACTAATAGAATGTGGAGGAGACCGATGGCTAAAAAGCAGAAGAAAGAGGATGTGACAAAACTGTCCAAGAGGGAGTTGATTAAGAGGCTCAAGAAGCTGGAATCAATGTACAAGAAGCTAGAATCAGAGCATAAGGCTACACTCGAAAGTCTTTATGCCGCACGCAAAAATTATGACAATGCACGTCAGGAGTTGAACTGCATCGAGGCAGCGATGCCTATGCAACCCGATGCTATGTTTGCTTTCAACACTTATAAGGATGCCACACTGGTAGGCAGAATTAAGATACTGGATAAAGTGGTTAGGAGTCAAGGTGCAAGGCTCGGGCGTGCGCTGACGCTCGTGCGGCAGTTCCTTAGCCCTATGTACACAGTGGAAGAGGCCAATAAGCGATTGGCTTTTGTTATGGATGGCAAGGTTCCTGCGGAAGGGGAGTAAGATGCAGCGTTATTGGGATTTAAGTGAAAAAGAACGTGCCGAGTTGTCGGATGCAGACATGAGTGCCTATGAGAAAATCGAACTCATGGAACGTGGACTCGTTGTGCCACCTGAGCCTGAGTATGAGGATGTGGTGGAGGTTGTGATTCCAACATACAAAGTCTACAAGCTAACGTACAACAGCAGGTATAATGGACTACCAATACTCTTCAAAGAATTGGAAACAGCGGAAGAGGCAGCAGCAGCGTTGCGTGGTGGCATGACGCATGAAACGGATTATAACACGGGGAAGTCTTTTGTTAAGGCAATAGAGGAAATCAGTATCACGACGGAGACGGTCTGCGAAGAGACAGATATTAACAAATCCCGTTCTGCACTGGCAGAGGCCAAGGCTGCTAGATCACGTAATGATATCAAGAGACGAGAATATCAGGATGCCGTTAGCAAGCTATCCGAGGCACTCACCGAGATGCGGAATGATAGGTACGAGTGTCAGGGCATCCTGCAACGGTTGACGAAGATGAAAGCTGTATGGGAAGATTATGTTAAGACCTGTGGCGGGGATCGGAATGTAGCGTATAAGTTCCTGCGGAAAGCCTATGATCTTGAGGATATAGAGCAGATGCGTGAGTGGCTTGATGTGGGGTGTCTTACCAATTATTAAAGTTGCTCCTAAGGAGGAGGCTAAGGATGAAGATTGAACTACCAAAAGGGAGTGTACATTTCAGTGAATTGAGCATCGGGGATATATTCCTCCTAGATGGAAAGGTTGGGATGAAAATCAAAGTACCAAGTAACCCGCAAACAGAGGGTTTGGATTTGAGTACGGGCATAAGTTGGCAAATAAGTCGTAACGAGTTAGTGACCAAGGTGGACGGCACACTGAAAGTGAGAGGACCGCAAGATGCGCGAGGTTAAGTATCTTAGTCCTACGTCAATCAGTACATGGAAGGCGGATCGGACGGAGTTCTTCTTTCGTTACCTTGCAGATGATAGGCCGGAGAGGCTGCCGCAGACACGTCCCATGAGTGTGGGGTCAGCTTTCGATGCCTACGTGAAGGCGTACCTTGTGGAACGATTGTTCAAATCAACAGATGTTGATGGGGTGGACTATAGTCTAGAGCATCTGTTCGAACAACAAGTAGAACCGCATAACCGCGATTGGGCTTGGGTGGCGGGGCGCGAGGCTATGGAACTGTATCGGGCATCCGGGGCGCTCGCGGACCTATGCTTGGAGCTCGATGCTGCGAGTTCGGAGCCACGGTTCGAGTTCAAGGTTGAGGGTAGGGTCAGCCACCAGAAGGTAACGGATGGTGTACCATTCCTCGGGCGGCCGGATCTGTATTTCACGATTGAAACTCGTGATTCTGATGGTAGAGTTTATATAACGCATGTAATCATCGACTGGAAAGTCAATGGTTGGTGCGCGCGGCGCGCACCGTCGCCTGTTAAGGGCTACAAGATGTGCCGGACATGGCGGTATGGTCTTAAAAAAGAGCATAAAGCGTATCTTGCAAGTTGCATGGCGCAAGATATGGGTTTGGATTATGGCAAAGGGGCGTTTGTACGCTCTCAGCATAAAGATGCCGTGATCATGCGGAGTGGTGGGATAGAGATCGACGTTGCTCATAAGATGGAGGAACTCAACCTTGGGTGGGCAACTCAAGAGACTATTTATGCATGGGTCTTGGGGGTTCGCCCAGGGGAAGAGTTCGTATGCGGTATTGATCAACTCGTGGGTCGGTCGCGGGTTAGCAGTTTGAGGAACAGGGTGTCGTCCACGTTTCAGTTAGCGTTGCTAACTGAAGCAGCAGATATCTGGACACGCATACGTGGGGGATTTATTTTCGATGAGGACAACGAGGAGCGAATCGAGATGCTATCCGCTTATGCGGAGGGCTATCGGAAGGATGATTCAGAGCATCGCGATTGGTTGGAAGGGATAATTCGTGGTAGACGCTAAGGATGTGTTCCGATTTGTAACGGGTGGGGATATGGACAAGGATACTGACACCTGTTTGGTGCAAATATTGAAGGATCAGAAGATGTCTATACTACAAACAGGTAGTATCCAAGCGTCTAGGATACTGTTAGCTAGGGGGATAGCGGGACATATCTTTAACAGTGCTGAAGTGAATCCTGGGATAGGGTTGAATATAGTTATTGAGACAGAATTAAAGGAAATTTTTGAAAGTGCACGAAAAATGATTGGGGAGAAGATCAGTGGAAATTGAATCAAAGAGTAGTGATAAGAAGCCGTTTTGTAATATCGTGTGGGGTAGATGCTTTTTGAAGAATGGGGATCTCTGGTTCAAGGCTAAGGACGTAAGTGTTCGGCTGTCAGATGGTGAGGTTTGGGATTTTAAGGAAGATGATTTAGTGACACCTGTGAAGGCGAGGGTGACCTATGCCTAGGAAATTCAAAATAGGTGACATGGCGCGGGTCGTGGGTGATGATCCTGAGCAGTCCCATGGGATACCTCGTGGGGTAAAGGTGCGTATCGTGGATTATACAGGTGGGGAGTTCCCCTATGAGGCTGAATGTGTCCATAGAAGAGGATTTGCGGAGTTCAGGGCTAAGGAGTTGGAGGCATGGTAAATTATGACACGCAAGGAAAGGGTCTTAGCACACTGGCGACGGATGCGCGAGGATGCTCGTGGTGCATATGATAAAAATAACGAGTCACCGGGTCCCGGGAGTTGTGCCTTCTGTCAGGAACTAGGATGCCACAGGTGCCCTATTGCGGTGAAGACCGGATCATATGGTTGTGAGAGGACACCCTACGACGGGGCGCAAGATGCATGGCGCAATTTTGTGATGTGGGAGAGTGGTACTGAATCCGAGTGGCAAGCAGCGGCGGACCAGATGATAGCCTTCTTGGAGGATCTGCCAGATGATTAGGGTGACAGCCGACCTCCACATCGGGGACAGCTACCTTGCGCGGCGTGGTTTTGGGAGTGCGGGGGAGATGGCAGAGTATGTGCTAGGCATCTGGAATCGGGACGTGGGGGCCGAAGATGACGTGTACGTCATCGGGGATTTCGTCATGGATGGCTGGGAGTCTTATGTGGAGCGGATGGTTGGTAGGATTCATTTGATCCGTGGAAATCACGACACGGAAAGTGCAATGCACGCTCTATGGGAGCGTGGTGTCGAAATCTTGGGTCATGTGCATGAGCTCAATATGCAAGAACGTGTGATACTTGTGCACAAGCCCACGGCGCAAGTTGCAGGAAGCGATGGGGCCGTTCCTATCATGCTACATGGTCACGGTCATTCAAATCGGGCCACGGATGTTGGGATTTGGTCTTGGGATAAGATTCCGACACTTGAGGAGGCAGTGGCCTATGCTAAAGGTGCTGTTAGTTGAATTGGCCATTGTGCTGGTATGGGCGGCTTGGGATATGTTTAAGAGGAAGGGTTAATGATTCCGGTATTTTGACAAGAATTAATATCTTCATTCCTGGGGCACCCTCTTAAGGAAGCACTACGGCAGGAAATGGCGTATATGCCCTTTGTTGGGGGAAGGAATAGGGGCGCAAGTCGCGGGAGTGTAACGACTTGCGCCTTGCATTACGGGAAAGCTAACATACGTTATGTAAGTCGCTTGTATATATTCTATTATATACTTTTTTTCTATATACTGGAGAATTAGTTAGGGTTAGTAGTAAGTAATTCGTAACAGCAGTCCATTGCTTGACTTAGGTCATTATACCATTAACTTACTCGTGTTTGTCAGTACCATTTCAGTATACGGGGCTTTTGGCGCAAGTCGCAAGCCATTTGGGGCCATTGGGTTATGTTCCAAAATATCCCATGGTTGAGGATTAAAACTTTTGTCAAGATTGCGGAATCATGCAATTGATGTATTTTGAATCGTATTGCGTGGGTAAGCCATTTAGGCAGTCAATATGGCAGCATTTTAGGGTATTATTTACTCGCTGTCGGGTGTGACATTCGCAATAGGTAAAAAAGGCCATGATGGTTTACTCAACTCATTTTGACACAACGGGACCTTGCATCTTGCATCTTGCGCCTTGCATCTTGCGCCTTGCATCTTGCGCCTTGCATCTTGCGCCTTATACGCAGGTGCCTTATACGCAGGCGCATTTTATATAGATTCTGGACGCAAGGCGCAAGTGCCCATTGTGTAACCATCCATTGTTGATTCTGCAAATCACATTGAGTGTCATATGTGACGGCAGACTTCTACTGTAGGCTTGGCACGCTACGCCTTTAAAAGCATTAGTTGTAAACACTTGCGCCTTGCAACATTCACAAGGCGCAAGTGGCTTATTGCTGAGATTCTGACAGCAGATCCATTATACCGCTTGGATGCGCCATTGTAGGCTCATCGGTGTATTCACCGAAGTAGATTTCACCTTCTTCCAAATCCTCAAAGATGACGAAATCAGCCTTTTGTCCTTGGTGAGGACCATTCAGGAAGGTGATGAACGCCTTACTGAATCCAGGGGATTTCGTATACACGAGGTCCACTTGGAAGTAGGCTTCATGCTTTTTGAGCATTGTAGCCTCCTTTCAAGGATTGAGGGGCGCGGGCCATTGCACCGGGAGCATTGTGTGCTCAACGCCTATATGACCGGAGTTTGTTTGCCCGCGCCCCATTGATTCATAGTGCCATCGGACCTTGCCCCTTGGCCGATAGTTGGCCTGAGCGTGTAGGCTATCCCCATTGGATGCCTTGAGCGACTCACGTCAACGTGACTTCAAATCATCATTGATTTTGAAGTCAACGCCACAGGGGATTTACAACGTTCCCTCTATGACGCTTTGCTTGATACGAAGGGCCGTAGCCTTGAAGGCTTTCCAGATCTCCGGCTTGTGCTTTACGACCAGATCGACGAGGTACAGCCTTTCATCCTGCTGCTTGAGGCCCTTCACGTCTTGCTTCCCGGCGTGCTGCTGAGTGAGGAGCTTGAATCCCTCACTGTCCCACGCGCCTGAGTCAAGCTGCTCTTGCATGGCATTCGCAGACATGGCCTTGGCGCGCGTCCCTTCCTTCTTGACGACCTTGAGCGTCTCCGCCCATTGCCGCGAGAAGTTCGGGCCGGGATTGCCCTTGCTGTGCTTCGGGACGCCGTTGTCGTCGAGGATTTTGCAATCCTCTTCGAGGGCCTTTGCCAGCTTCTTTACGTCGCCGTAGGTCAGCTTGGCGGGGCACTTGACGCCCTTGGGCAGGGGCTCCTTGGCCTCCAAGTGGCGGAGGCACTGTGCGACGCGAGGAGGGCATTTCCAGACGGCGATGGATGCCTGGAGCTGGCCCTTGTACGTCTCGTGGACGAGCTTCCGGATTTCCACGCGATTCTTGACTGGGTCCTTCTTCAGCTCCGCCAGCTTCTCCCTCTTGCTGCTTGGGACAGCTGTCTGGAACTTTGCGAAGAGACCTTCAAGCCTTGCGCAGATTTCCTCCTCGGTGCAGCCTTCGTCCTTGAGGATTGCCACGGCCATGTCCCGTTCCGACCGGAACCTGAGCGAAACGACTGTGCCGTGGTCGACCTTGGCAAGGGCGGCCTCAGACGCGTTCGTGATATCCTTGCGGATGATCACGGGAATCCCGTTCGGGAACAGCTCCTTGAATCGCTTGGGGTTACGCTTGGCAACGATGCTTGCACCGTTGTAGCGCCTGTAACCCCGCACGATTTCCAGAACGCCCTCGTCGTTCTTCCATGCCTGGATGGGCTCGTCCATGCCCCGGTCTTCGAGCGAATCCGCCATGCCCTCATAGTCGAGAGAGGCGGTGAGACGGGTGTTGACGCCCTGCGTCAAATCATTGAGCGCTACATCCTTGATCTGATGCTTCATGAGACAGTCCGTTCCAGACCAAGGGGCAAGGCCCGATGACACTATTCTAGGCTAGTGACTTGGCGGCCCTGATAAAATCAGCGAGTGAGCGCATGGTAGAGAGCTTCAAGCTCCCAGCCCACAAGGGGCAGGTCTTCATAGGCATCTACGAATTGCTGTTGCGTCAGGTTGCCTAGGTTGATGGTCTGCTTGAACTGCGCCGAAATCCTTTTATTCCTCAGAATCCGGGAGCACATCTTTGTGCTTATGAAGGCTTCCCGGCGCGTGATCCTGCCGTTATCGGCAAGTGTCCAGAGATACGTCAAGGCAGCACAAGATTGCGGGATAGTGCATAGTGACATATTGGCCTCATTTCCAAGGGCCGCCAAGTCACTAGCCTAGTATGTTACAGTCAAGGCGAAACGCCGTTGACCGTTTACGTCTATCGGAAGTATACTTCCCTCCCGTTTGCGTATGCATGTAGCATCGCTCTGAGTGTCCGGCGTCCGCGCCGAGTTTCTAGCATATCTGCTATACGTTGTTCGTCGAGTTTCGTTTGGCGTTTCCATTCCGACAATGCGAGTGTTGATAGTGTGACGCCATCTTTGCGCCGTTTCTGGATTCGGACCGGAATACTACGTTGTTCGGAATGCCGCATATCCGGCCCGCTTTCTAGTGGCGTTCCGAATGCCACGCCCTAGCATAGCACTACGTATGCCATAGACTGCCCGATATCATGAATCAGTCACAAGTCTAATTATTGCAACAAGTTACGCAAGTTGTTGGATAGCAGCAGTTTATGTAATCCGTTATAACATAATGAGTTACGGTCAGCCGAAAGCCTACAGCAAATGTCGGGCCATGTAGGAATATCCAACACGACGTGACAATTCTTGACACCTTAAAGTCGGAAGTTGGGTAATGGCAATGGGTTATGTCTACGTCTTCAAGGTGTTAGCTTGCCGTAGAATGTCACCAGCAAATGCTATGCCACACTATCACTTGCAAATGTCATGCCATGTAGGATAATCCTACATGGTACGCTGTTTGCTTATGTTACTGTATGGTAACCACAGGTTACACAAACACAATATATGGTAGGGGCGCACATGTGCAGACACTACATGTAGTGGTGTTCGCATGATTCATGTATCTTTGCACAAGTAGGGCACATGTGCAATTCGCCCAGAGATGCGTTATATTGCGTTTGACGCGAAAGCGCGTTCCTTATAGTGAAAGACTGCAATGATTCTAGTATGTATCCTATGGTGTTTGACGTGATAGTGTTTCGTTATAGAGTGTCGAGTGTCGAGTGTCGAGTGTCAATAGCATGAATCATAATAATGTGTTACTGTTTGTCAGCTAGTCTGTTTATACTTAAATAGTGTGAAAGAAAAATGCACTATCTGGCAGGTTTTCTCTTGACAATGCAAGGCCATAGTCTAGAATCCACTAGTCGATAGATAGGCTATCGACTAGATAGGGGCTGACCATGAACGTATCGCAAGCGCGTTATCTTCTGAAGAGTCTTCAAGAGTCTATCGCAAACATCCATGAAGCGCGTAAACTAGTGGAGGATATCGGCGTTTGGCTTATCGACGCAAGAAAAGAGCGTCAAGATATCGACGAAACGCATGAAGACAATCAACTCCTGGATGGTATAGCGGCCCATTGCGCCGGATTGACTGTCAAGCTTGTTGACCTAGTATCCTCACCTAGCATGAATGGCAAGCATACGTCCATGGAATACGAGAGCCGCGGTTTCCAGAATGCGCTTGCAATGCGTATCCATGACATGGGTCAGCTACCCTAATCTAAGAGCGTATAGAGAAAGGATACCGACGTGGTATCCACACTCTATGCGTATGGGTATGCTAGAGTAGTCTATACTAGGGAGGTGGGGTCAAATACTAGGGTGGTATCGACATATCCCTATATAGTATCGAATCCTGGATACTGTTTCACATCGTCAAAAAATTTTTCAAAATTATTTTGAAAATTTTCAAATTTTTTTCTGAGGATGATTTTGAAATTTAAAATTAGGCACCCCGAGCCTTGCGTCTTGTACCGTTAGTATGGACACAAGCGCCTTGTACCATTAGTGTGAACACCATACGATATCGACCACCCGACGAAAATTTTTCTCAGTTTTTACTTGACTCTTTGCTCAATGCGTCGATATATCAGTATGGGGTCTTTGTTAAAACAACCTTACTTGTCAAGATTGCGGAATCATAAAACGTTTGAAGGGTGATTCAAGAATATGGCAGACATAAAGAAATGCCAAGATCCAGCCGACCCAAAACGGTGTCAGGCCGTTAATTCTCAGGGACAATGTCGGAATCTTGCTGCGGAGGGTAGTCATTTCTGTATGGCACACGGCGGTAACAAAGCTCAGGAAGCTGCCGCTAAGGCATCCCTCCGCAACTACAGACTCACGAAGTGGTCCGCACGTATCCAGCAGCAGGCCGATTCACCCGCTATCAAGTCTCTAAGGGATGAGATCGGAATCCTCCGTATGCTCATGGAGGAACGTCTTAACAAGTGTAATACCGAGATGGATCTCATCCTCCAGTCTCAAGCCCTAGCAGATTTGGTGATGAAGATTGAGCACATTGTCGTGAGTTGCCATAAGCTAGAGGATAAGCTGAAGCTCGTTGTGGACAGGCAAGCCTTGCTTCAGTTCGCTAGTATGGTCATCAATATCGTTGCGAACGAACTCAGCAACGAGCTTGGCGACGATGCCGAGGTCTTACTTACTACGATTTCGGATGGTATCCTTGCCGCAGTAGGCAAGATTGGAGAATCAGATGATCTTTAGAACTGTTGCTGTCCCTACGACTCCCACGTCAATATATGAACTCCTCGATGGCCCGGAGACACGGACCCAATTCGGTATCGCGCTCCAGGCCCCTAGCACCAATGCGGCTGTCGTCAACTTCGGCAATGCGGGTCGTCAGCCGGGTTTCGTTCCTGCTGGTAGCAGCAGTGATGTGCTGCCGATCCACAGCTTAAAGGACCTGTACCTTGTCGGTACGTCAGGTGATGATATCATTATCATGGTCTTTTAACAGAATACGTGCCTTGCGTCTTGTCACAGTTGTCCGAAGTCTTAAAAAGATGGCTTCAAAATCAGAGACGTTGGCTGAAAGGATTTGAACCATGGGTATCATCGAACCAACCCAGGGAGCCACGGGTGGCGGCGGTACAGTCCTAAGCCCACCGCGTCTCATAAAAAGTATCACGACCAGTGCCCCGCCCGGATCACCAAGTGCAGGGGATGCCTACATAGTCCCGGTGGGCGCTACGGGTGCTTGGAGCGGTAAAGACAACGATATCGCACAGTGGTCTGGCTCTGAGTGGACATATTTGAATGCGGCAGAGTCGTGGTTCGCCTACGTCGATGATGAGGATAATTACTACCTCTACACTGGTGCAGTATGGGTACAGATTTCTGTATCTGGTGCACCTGGTGCCCACGCATCGAGCCATGAGGACGGCGGCTCGGACGAGGTAGCCATAGAAGCCTTACCCACAGCAGGAGCCCTTGGTACGTCGCCTGTATCACAGGGCGACGGTAGCGTCGCTATGACGGCCGTAACGTGTGATTGGTCTGAGGCACAGATTTACTACTTCGGCAAGGGCGGCAACGACTCAAACGATGGCAAGAACGTTGCTAAAAGATTCCTGACAATCGGAGCCGCTATCACGGCTGCAAACGCCCAGACTCCTAGCGCATCGAATCGCTTCTCAATCGTGTGTACAGATGCCGGAATCTATACTGAGGATGTAACGCTTATACAGTACGTGGCTATAAATGCTCCAGACGCAACTCTTATTGGTACGCTCAATATGGCATCAGATTCTATGGCTGTTTTTGCAGCGATAACGCCGGCTGCGGATGCCAATGCTGTAAATTGTAATATCACGGCTGGTGATACCGCTCACTTGAGAGCCAAGAAGATTGTTGTTACATCTACGGGCGGATTTGTTGCTGGTATCCAGATTAATAGTGGTATTCTCCAGTTTGATGTTGATACAATTAGTGCAACGGGGGATGCTGGTCAGGCAACCGCTATCCATGCCAGTGGTGTTAATGCCAAAGGTCAGGGTTCTAACAAATATATTCAAGAAGAAGATTACTATGCCGTCTCCGCTGAAAGCGGCAGTAAATTATACCTCCAGCTTCAAGACATGAATCTTGTGGATGCGGGTTATGGTTTCAGGTGGGGTGGCGAAGGTTCACGGCTTATTGTTCAGGCTGGACGCATATATGATAGTGGTATACAGAATGGCCATGCAATCGAAGAAGGTGTCTTAGCTACTGATAATAAGGCACTTTTCATTATTAACGAAATCGATTGTAATGTTGCCTATAATGTCGCCTCCAAAGCCAATATGTATCTTTTTGTTGGCAAACTCAGTGGTACGGAGACTAATACTTCAACAGGTGAAGTTAAGGTCACGAAGGCCGGTACTCCACCTACACATGCGGCCTCACACGAGAACGGTGGCGCAGATGAGATCAGCGTCGCTGGCCTCTCAGGCGTATTAGCTGATGCACAGACACCTTCCTCCCATGCATCGTCACACGAGAATGGTGGTGTTGACGAAATCAGTGTGGCAGGTCTCTCAGGAACATTGGCTGATGCACAGACACCTTCCTCCCATGCAACAAGCCACAAGAATGGTGGTACTGACGAAATTGCTACCGAGACAGCAGGTGCAAGCCTGATTCCGAAAGCCAAGGCTGCAACTGGCAAACTCGACATTGGCTGGATGCCGGATGCTGTCGTTGGTGGTATGAATTACCAAGGTGCTTGGGATGCTACTCTCAATACCCCGACCCTTGCGGATGGGACCGGGACAAAGGGACATTATTACGTTGTCCGCACTGGCGGCACACAGGACCTTGGCTCCGGTAGTCTTACGTTCAATGCAGGCGATTGGGTCGTACACAACGGCTACATTTGGGAGAAGATGGACCATACAGACCAAGTAACCTCTGTGCATGGTCGGATTGGTGCTGTAGCCAGTGCCGTCGGTGACTATAACACCAATCAGATTGATGCTAAGGTGCTTGGTACCCCAACTTACGACTCTATGCAGGATTTGATCAATATCCTATTAGGGTGGGGTCTTATTAGTGGCGGTGTTATCACTGACGCTGGCGGTGGTCAGATCAATGTTTCTTTGGCCCGTTGTATCGCCAAGATCACTGATACTGAAATCACTGATACCATTTCTTTTGAATTAGCGGCACAAAGTGGTGTCGCGCTCACAGATGGTGTTGTCAATTATATTTCTGTGGATTACAACGCTGGTACGCCACAGCTTCAGGTTGACACGACCGGTGCTGATATCTGGGCGCATGATCATGTGTATATTGGGTCAGTATTCCGTGATGGTTCGACACTACATATTGATAATGTTGGCAGCCAGCTCACGAACTTCAATACGAGGCTTCTTCGTAAGGATGCTGAACGTGTTGGACTTTCAGCCGAACGTGTTAGTGGTATTGTGATAGGCTCCAGCGGCCTTAATCTAAGTCTGACGGCTGGAGTCTATTATCTTGGCTTTGCACGAAAGACAAGCGGCACATGGGACACGAGTGGTGCGGATGATTTCTCCTATTGGTACAATGATGGTTCGTGGCAGGAGGTCACGGCGCAGTCCGCGATCAATAACACGCAGTACAATGATTACGGAACCGGACTTGCTACACTGAGCAACAATAAGTATGGTGTCCATTGGGTCTTTGAGTGCTTCGATGCTGCGCATCGCCACGTTGTTTACGGCGTTGGTGACTACACACTCTCAGAGGCACTAGATGCCGATGTTCCAGCTAACTTGCCGCCAATTGTTGCAGATTACAGTTTTATTGTTGGTAAGGTTATTGTTCAGAAGAGCGCCGCGACCGTAGATGCTCAAGCTCCATGGAACGGCACCTTCAGTTTTGAAACTGCCACCAGCCATGATGCTTTGAGCGATGTAACCCCAGATCAGCACCACGCGCAGAATCACGCTGCATCGCACGAGCCAGGTGGCGGTGATGCAATGGCTGTTGATGCAGCGGCTGGAACAGGCTCGCTACGCACACTAGGTACTGGCGCACAGCAAGCGACAGCCGGAAATGATTCTAGACTTTCAGACTCACGCACACCATCCGGTGCAGCAGGCGGTGATTTGTCAGGAACATACCCGAATCCATCTGTTGATGACATGACGCTTAATCCCGCACCAACTTCCGATCATACTGCGAATGGACTCAAAACTACTGACACAGTTGGGGAAAATGTAGTGTTCGGTGATCTGCTCTACATGAAGTCTGACGGTAAGTATTGGAAGGCCGACGCGGATCAGGCTTCATTGATGCCCGGTGTCGTCATGGCCCTAGAAACGATTCTCGCTGACGCTGCTGGCGCACTTCTTCATAAGGGCTATGTTCGCGATGACACATGGAGTTGGACGCCTGGGGATATTCTTTATGCTGGCAACACGGCAGGGTCTTTGCAAGTTCCAGCTCCAAGCGGGTCGGGTGATCAGGTTCAGATTGTCGGCTATGCTGTGACAGCCGATATTATCTTCTTCAATCCGCAGCTTGTCATGGTGGAGGTCGTCTAGGAGTAGTACAATGGCTTGGGAACACAAGGTTGCTGGAGTCTCCGCTGCGAACATCAGCAAGGTTGCTGGTGTGGCGAAGGCCAGCATTGAGAAGGTTGCTGGTGTCGGCCATCTCTTCACGCCAGCGGATATCACGACGGTGCTCTGGCTCGATGCTGCTGACGAAAGCACTATTCAAGGCAGTGGCGATCCGTTCCTTGTGGATGGTATCGATGACAAGAGTGGAAATGGCTACGACTTCAACGAGGCTTCTCCACACAAGCCATATTCCGGTGAGCGTACTATCAACGGTATCAACTGCATCTCACCTAATGCATCGGGTGCATGGGGCATGGGCCGTGATGCGGCGGACAATCTTCCGTTACTCGGCCTCGATGTGACGTGGTTCTTCGTAGTTGATCCTGATGGCGAGTCGTCACAAAGCAAGTTTTTCCAAAGCTCGCCGTACTATACCGGACCTCAGAACGAGATCAACGGCATGCCGCATGTATCCGCGTACTGGCGGCATGAATGCCGTGATTCGGGAGACACTGCGCATACGGCGGTATCCGACATCCAATCCGGGGACGCTCCAGTCATGGGCGACATCGAACGCAACTCTGGAGACGATCTCGTCTATTTCAACAAGAACGGTGGAGCGAGTTCCGACAGTCAGGCATTCAACGCAACTGATCTTCGTACTGCTTCAGGACAGACTGCACAACTTCTTAGCTACTATGGATCGAATCTCAGTGACTCGTTATTCGGAGAGTTGATTATAGTTAACAGCATACTCTCCGCAGTTAACAAGGCAAAAATGCAGGGTTATTTAGCCCATAAGTGGGGACTTGAAGCCAATCTTCCCTCAGATCATCCATATAAGAATCATGCGCCTTGGGCATAGGAGCATACTATGGCTAAAAAGATTCTAAGTACCGATGGCGTCGTATCATTCGGGAAATTATTGGCTGCGTCAATTGTAGCAGCGTTTGTTGCTGCTTTGACACTTGCAACTTTCTACTTCACCCGTGAATCAGATCAGAATGAGCGTATCATCAAGGTAACAACTTCTTTAGATAACCATATAAAAAGTTCTGATGACACTTTTCAGAGCCTAGACAAGACTATGCGCGAGCAGCGTCAGCATAATGAGAAAATGAGTAATTCTCTTACAGAAGTAACGGCTGTTCAGCAAATCCTTAAGGATGAGGATAAGCGACTTTGCCGCAAGATTGAGGACTTAGAGAAAAAGGTTCAAGGAGAGTAAAATGGCTTTCGGAATCAAGGATGGATCTGGTAAGGGCCGTGGACGCGCGGGTGGTGGCGGTAGAAATCGTAACAAGGGGCCTTGTGCAGTAGGTGGACCCGGTAAGGGTAAGGGTGGCGGACGCGGTAAGGGTAAGAATAGATCCTAATGCACACCTTATTAGAAGAGATGGGCAAACGAATTGCATCTGGCCTCGTGAGGAAGTCTATTACGACTACTTCACGTTGGGCGGAGCAGTATCGTATCATGGGACAGCCATATCCTGGCCCTTGGAAATTTGATCACCATCCTTGGTGCCGTGAGATGCACGATTGCACCGTTGATATGGTAGGTCAGAAGGGTGCGCAGCTAGGCTTTACAGAGACGGCTTTGAATAAAGTTTTCTTCACTATAGACGTGCATGGTGGTAACGTGCTGTATATACTACCAGCTAGCACGCCGGATGCTACAGACTTCTCAACATCGCGTTTCGACCCTGCTCTGGAGGCTTCCGACCATCTTAAGAGTCTTTTCTCAGATGTTAAGAACATTGGGCACAAACGAGCAGGGCAGGCTAATCTGTTCATACGTGGTTCAAGGAGCCGCAGCCAGCTCAAGTCAATACCCGCCGGGCTCCTGATTTTTGATGAGGTTGATGAAATGGTGCAGGAAAACATTTCTCTTGCTTTCGAACGAGCTTCGGGGCAGGTAATTAAACAGAAATTCCTTTTGTCAACCCCCACAATTAATGGGTATGGTATTAATGCTTACTATCAAGATAGCACTCAGGCAGAGTTCTTTTTCCAGTGCCCTTCCTGTGGACGTTGGACACGGTGTCAGTTCCCTGAGTCTTTAGTTATAACAGCTGACTCGTTCAATGATCCTAAGATTAGAGATTCTCATCTTATTTGCCGTGAGTGTAAGGCTATATTATCACATGAGGGTAAAGTAGACTGGCTGAAAACAGGGAAATGGGTCGATGCGAAGCCTGATATGCCTTATAAGGGCTTCCATGTCTCTCAGCTCTATTCTATGACGATGACACCGGCCGAAATTGCTATAGCGTATTTGAAATCAATGACGAATGCGGCTGATGAACAGGAGTTCTACAACTCAAAACTCGGCCTCACCCACACTGTAGAGGGCGCTAAGATCACGGACGAAGATATTGATGCTTGTATCTCGGATTTCGTTATGTTTGATAGGGGTGTCAAGAGTTTCACGACGATGGGTGTGGATATTGGCAAATATCTGCACTACGAAATCGTGGAATGGCGCATCCCTCCGCATAAGCCTACTCCAGATATCAACTTGATGGCTAAGGGTCGTGTATTAAAGGTTGGAAAAGTGACGGAGTTTGGGCAACTGCATGGTTTGATGCGGCGTTTCAAGATTGGTTTCGCCGTTATTGATGCACAACCGGAACGAAGGAAGGCGCTTGAGTTTGCAGAAGTGTATGGCGGTAGGGTGAAGGTTTGTTTCTATGGTCGTGGTATCAATGGGAAGTTGATTAAGGTTCATGCTGAGACAGAACACTCTATCACCGTGGACCGTACTTCATGGCTTGATCTTTCTTTAGGGAGGTTTTTCAACAGGTCTATACGCCTCCCCAAGGATTTACCGCTTGAGTATCGTGAGCATATTAAGGCTCTGGTGCGCGTCTATAAGAAAGATCCGGATGGTAATCCTATTGGTATGTATGTTAAGGCCGATAATGATGCGGACCACTATGCACACGCACGTAACTATGCTGAGATAGCTCTGCCTTTGGGTCTATCCTTAGGTAAGTCACAGAGCATAAGGAGAGCGCCGTGAGCTTAAATGTGAAAAATATCAGGCACCCTGATTATGAATCAATGATCATCCTTTGGGGAAAGTATCGTAAAACTTTCACAGGTGGTCAATGTTTCATCAATGCCTATTTGAAGCCCTTTAGCTCTCGTGAAGATAACACGGATTTCAGTATCCGTAAGTCTTTGACCTATGCTCCAGCACATGCCAAGGCGGCTGTGATGGAGGTCAAGAATGCTATCTTCCAGCGTATGCCTGATATCAAGCGCAATGCTGGTACAAAATCGTACAAGGATGCTGTTGCTGGCCGTAATAATGGTGTTGACCGCGATGGCAATACGATGGATAGCTTCATCGGTAGAAAGGTTCTACCTGATCTCCTCTCTATTGGGAAAATAGGCATCTACATCGATAGGCCGAGGCTCCCTGAGAATGCCGATAAGCGTGATACCGACCAGAATCCTCCCTACCTTTACACTTATGCAGCGGAGGATATCCTCAGTTGGAGCATGGATGAAGATACTCAACAGTTGACGGCACTCCTTCTGTGCGACACGGTGGATGATGTTGATTTCGATACTGGCCTCGTGATAGGCACCATAACACAGTATCGCCATCTTCAACTTACTGAGGCTGGTGTAGCTGTCACTTATTATGATAAGGATGGCAAGTCTAAGGGTGGTGAAGTCATTGCCTTAACGGCGATACCTTTTGTAATCATGGAGATTTCGCACAGTCTCCTCACGGATATTGCTGACTATCAGATTGCACTTTTGAATCTTGCGTCCTCAGATATCAACTATGCAATCAAGAGCAACTACCCGTTCTATGTTGAGCAGTTTGATCCTGTATCCGATCAGGTCTATGTGCGACAGGCTTTTGATGAGTCAACATCAGATGATCCAGAAGCATCTGGCGAGGGTACGGCAGGTGAGGCTGCTGATGCGGCAACAGCCAAGAATCCCACTATCAGGGTGGGTGTTGCACAGGGTCGCCGTTATCCTAAGGACCTAGAGGCCCCTAGCTTCATTGCTCCTCCTACGCAGCCTCTCAAGGCTAGTATGGAGAAGCAGGAGCAGATGAAGACTGAGATTTTGCAACTTCTCAATTTGGCGATATCGACACTTAAGCCTACTCGGGCTTCCGCTGAGTCAAAGCGTGAAGATGCTCGCGGACTTGAAGCTGGCCTCTCATATATTGGAATGGAACTTGAGTACGGTGAACGCCAGATTCAGAAAATCTGGGCGATGTATGAGCAGGAGGATATTAATTCCTCTGTTGCCTATCCCCGGAATTACAGTCTGCGCTCAGAAGAGTCACGACGTAAGGAAGCTAAGGAGCTTCTAGATGAAATGCCCAAGCTCCCCTCCAAGATGGCACAGAAAGAGCTCGCGAAGGAAGCTGCTGAGATTCTTCTTGGGCATCGTATCAGTGATGAAGACCTAGACAAAGTGCTCAAGGAAATCGACGATGCCAAGGTCATTGTCATTGACCCCGAAGTCATTGATATGGACCTTGAGAATGGCATCGTGAGTGCTAAGACTGCAAGTGAGGCTCGACTCTATCCTGAGGGTGACGTAAAGTTAGCACAGGCTGAACAGGCCAAACGTGCAGCAGCCATCGTAACAGCACAGTCAAATACGGCTGCAAGGGGAGCCAGAGATTTAGACCCTGATCCTGATAAGTCTGGTCCCGATGAGAAAGAGGTCTCACGTAATAATGACTTAAAGGCTGAAAATCGTGACCGCACCCGCGGGAAGGGTAAATAATGAGTCAGTATGCAACTATAGCCGAAGCACAGGCTTATTTCAATGGCCGTCTCAATACGGATCCTTGGGACGATGCCACAGACGATAATAAGAATAAAGCGTTGATAATGTCAACAACGCTTATTGATCGGCTCAATTATCGAGGGGAGAAAGCTGATTCAGATCAAACGCTTCAGTTCCCGCGAGGGAATGACACAGCAGTACCGCAAGACATCAAGAATGCTTGCTCTGAGGTTGCATTAGCATTACTTGATGGGGTGGACCCGGAAATGGAGTTTGAAAACCTGAGAATGAAGTCTCAGGCCTATGGGGTTGTCCGATCTACCTATGATACCAACAGGACTCCAGAACACTACGTGGCCGGAATACCGAGCAGTCTTGCTTGGCGATTCTTGAAGCCATATTTGCGTAGTCCGTTCACTGTTGATCGTCATAGGGTGTCCTAGGAGGAATCATGTTCAAGTATCAAAAGTTTTTCAAGCCTGTTTATGAGGGCGATGGTGATGGCGCTGGTGGCGCTGGTGGCGCTGGTGGTGCTGGTGGTGCTGGTGGTGCTGGTGATGCTGGTGGTGCTGGTGGCGCTGGTGGCGCTGGTGGCGCTGGTGACGCTGGTGCTAAGACCTTTACGCAGGAGCAGGTTGACAGCATCGTGGGAAATGCTAAAAAGGCTCTTATGGAGAAGAACTCCGGCCTTATGTCTGAAATTGAAGCCCTCAATCAGAAGTCTAAACTGACCGCAGCCGAGACGAAGCGGCTGGAAGAAGCAAACGCAGAACTCAGAAAAGCGAACATGACCGCAGAACAGCTTAAAGCAGAAAATGAGAAGAAACTTAAGAATGATTTTGATGCACAGATTTCAGAACTGACAGCAGATAGGGATAAGTGGAAGAACAGTTTCACCAACTCAAGCATTGAGCGTGCTATTGTAGACGCCGCAGCAGCCAACGATGCGTTTGTCCCCGCGCAGGTCGTTGCAATATTGCAGGGTAAGACGCGCCTTGTGGAAGATACCGATGACGAAGGTAAGCCCAAGGGTGTCTACACTCCCAAGGTGACCTTTGAGGACACCGATAAGAGTGGTAAGCCGGTTACTCTTGAACTCTCCGTTAAGGATGCGGTCAAGAGGATGACTGAGATGGACAGTTACCTGAATCTGTTTAAGGGTAAGGGTTCAGGCGGTATTGGTGGATCAAACAAAGGCGGGGGTGGCAAAGGCGGAAAGATGACTCATGCTGAAGCTGCTGTCCATTTCAAGGACGATCCCGCTGGATATCAGAAGTGGCGTAAGGATAATCCTCTTTAGATTGGAATCAATGATGAGAGGTCTTAGCAAGTTTTTCAAGCCTGTCTATGCGAATGACAATGACGCGCTCATTCCTGAGTTATGGGCTCAGGAAGCTCTCATGACGCTTGACGCAAATCTTCTGGCGGCAAACCTCGTTCACCGTGATTTCGAAGATGAAATCGCTGCATACGGTGATGTGGTGAATGCTCACAGGCCAGCTGACTTCACCATGAAGCGCAAGACGGATACGGATGAGGTCACGATTCAGGATGCGACCGCAGCGAACGTGCCGGTGCCTCTCGACCAGCATCTTCACACGTCCTTCATGATCAGGGATGGTGAAGAGAGTAAGAGCTTCAAGTCTCTTCGCGATATGTACCTTGAGCGTGCACTCATGTCGATTGCTCAGGGTGTTGATCAGGTCGTGCTGTCTCAGGTGTATGAGTTCCTTGCGAACCTCAAGGGTCAGATTGGTACTTCACTTACGGGTGCATCGCTTATTTCCGTTCGTGAGGCTTTCAACACCCTTAAGGCACCCATGAGCGGTAGGAATCTTGTCCTGACTCCGGGACAGGAAGGCGATCTTCTCAATGTCGATAAGCTTATTACCGCCGACAAGGTTGGTGATGAGGGTTCGGCGCTGCGCGAGGGTTCGCTTGGTCGTAAGTATGGCATCAATATGTTCATGTCGCAGAATGCCCCGAGCATTGCGGCTGGCAACAGCACTGTGACGCCGGATGTTAATGGTGCACAGGTCGCTGGTACCACCGCGCTTGTAGTTGATGGCGGTGTTACGGTTGTGGCCGGTTCGTGGTGTACGGTTGCTGGCGATGATACTCCGCAGCTTATTACGGCTGTTGATGCTGACCCTGCCACGCAGCTGACCATTGAGCCGGGTCTGCGTCATGCGGTTGATGATGATGCGGTTGTCACTGTGTACTCGCCGGGTGCCATCGACCTTGTTGCTGGCTATGCTTCTGGTTACACGAAGGATCTGACGGTGGATGGTTTCACTGTTGCTCCTAAGAATGGTCAGCTCGTCAGCTTCAAGGCGGCGGGTGCCTATAAGTATGGCCTGCTCCCCACGCCTTCCACGACCGAAATCTTGCTTAACAGGGCGACGGATGAGGCTCTGGCGAACAATGACGTTGTTGCTATTGGTCCTAAGGGTGAGTACGGTTTCGCGTTCCACCGCGATGCCATTGCCCTCGTGACGCGGCCTCTCGCTCTTCCGATGCCTGGGACTGGTGCTGCGGCGGCGGTTGCCAGTGGTGGCGGGCTGTCTGTGCGTGTTGTCATCACTTATGATGGTACTAAGCAGGGCCATCTGGTGACGGTTGATATCCTGTGCGGCGTGAAGACTCTTAACACGTCGCTTGGTGTGCCGCTCATTTCGTAAGGAGGCTATGGTGGGTGGGGACTCCGGTCCCCACCCATTAGGAGTTGCCCTGTTTCGCAAGGAACTATGACTAATGTTCGATAACCTATTACGGCAGATTAAGATAATCGTCTACAAACTCAAGCGACAGTTCGGTTGCTCTGTCACTGTGGTCAGAATATCTAATCTTGTAAATAATGTCGAGACAGGGAAGATGACGTTTGACAAGCAGGAAATTGTAGTAAGACGCGGAATTGTTGGGCCCGCGAAATTATTGCGGGATTTCGTATATGACCTATCGTTCATTGCTGCTAATAAGAATTTCACTTACGGTGGTTATTTTGATGCCAGCGATAGGGCACTGATTCTTGACAGCAAAGATTTACCTAGTGGTTTCGAGCCTAACTTGGATGACTATGCGCTTGTCGACGAAGTGCATTATGCTTTCAAAGAGGTTCATCCACTTGCTAAAAAGTATGCCTGGGGTATGATACTTAAGCAGGTGGATGCTATCCCTACTGAGAGTTAGGGTGGGCAATGCCTTTAGACCAGAATCTTCCTAGATGGATATTTGCTTCAGTATCGAAGCACTTTAATGCCAGGCGTCAAGGCATCCCTATGTTTATTGAGGGCCAGCTTCGTAAAACACGAACTGAGGAAGATTTCATAGAGCTTCGTGTTGATGGCCCCTATTATACAGAAATCAGTAAGGGTTTTTGGGATGTGTATATTGAAATCAATGTTCTAGTACAAGCGGCACAGGATCAAGCCGACTATCATCGTATCCACAAGTCGGTTGGTGTTGTAGCCGCAGCATTTACTCAGGCTATTTCAATCTTCAAGTTGGGCGATAACGTAGGCGATGACGATTCGCTCGTGGCTTGTCTGAAACTCCTCGGGGACAAGGAGAAGCGAGATCGCATTCAGATAAGTCATTTCGGGCAAGTCGAGCCGGAAACTGGTATTTTTCAAGCTACGGTTGAGGCTCACTATGAAGCACAAATACGTGAATAGGAGGCAGTAATGAGACTCAAGGGAATTGTGGGTGAGATTTTCGAGCCCACTTACGCTCAGATTGACCTCAAGAATGCGACCCTTCGCATTAAGGATCGCGCTGGTACGAACCAGAATTCTATTGAGGTCACCATCGGTGAAGGTAATCTTACCTACACTGAACGTCGGAACATGGATTACACGCTTGACCGCGGGATTTTGGATGAAGTCCGCGAGGGCGATGAAGTCCCCATGGATGTCTCGCTTGACTTTGTGTGGGAGTACATCACTGGTGGTACGGCGACGGGTGCTGTGCCTACGGTCGAGGATGCTCTCAAGCAGATCAACGCGGCGGCAGCATGGGTATCAACGGACTCGGATGCTTGTCGTCCGTATGCTGTTGATATCGAGATTGAGTATGCACCGACACCAGCAGCTTGTGGTGATAAGGAAGTTATCCTCCTTGAGGACTTCCGCTACGAGGAGTTGGCGCATGACCTTCGGGCTGGCACTGTTGCTGTCAGCGGACGCTGCAACAAGAAGACCGCGACTGTGACAAGGAGTGCGCAGTCGTAATATTTCTAAACACCGTACCTACCGGGTAAAGTAGGGGAGAACTAAAATGAAGATCGCAGGCAAGGTATTGGATGGTCCTCGTGAGGAAGTCATTGTTTTCCCTCGTGGTGAGGACGAAATTGTATTTAGGGCGAGGGCGGTTCTTGATTTCAATGATTTCGAGAAACTTTGTACTCCGCCTGAGCCACCCAAGAAGTTAGTACCCGGCGGTGCAGAGATAGCCAATCCTGATGATAAGAAGTACCTTGAGGCTCTGGATGTTTTTGCCGCCAAGAAGTCTTCTTGGATGATTCTTAAGTCACTGGAAGCCACTGAGGGTCTCGAGTGGGATACAGTGAATATGGACGATCCAGATACATGGGATAATTTCCGTGAGGATTTGAAGAACTCTGGATTCTCATTTGCGGAAGTTGCTCTCATTATGCAGACAGTCTCTACTGCCTGTGGTCTGAATCAGTCGAAGATTGAAGAAGCGACCAAGCGTTTTTTAGCTGGTCAGGCGGAAGCGCCAGAAAGCGTATAATTCCAAGATTTCGTACTGAGGAATATGCAATCTGGCGGGCCTGTGAAAGACTCCGAATAAGGCCTCCTGACGTTAAGGAGAAGTGGGATGAAAACAGTAGCTGGATACAAGCTATGGTCATCGCCTATAGCCAAGTTCGAGAGTATGAAGACGGCGAAGAGTACAAGGGTCTTCTACAGGCTGGTGGCCTCAGAATCAAGTAGGGAGGGGCTTTGCCCCTCCCTACTTGGGAGGCTCTAATGTTTAGTTTTGAAATCAGAAGTGGTATATTAAGTGCCGGACGACGTAATATATCAACTGTTTTGAAAAGATACCACGACCGTTTGAAGCGGTTATGGCGTGATAGTGTGAAGGCTTTTATCCTAGCAACTGTGGATGTCATGAAGATTGACACTGGTATGTCAGTTGCTTCATTGGCACCACTAGCTGCTAAGGTAAGACTCAAGACACTGATTCTAGAAACAGCACGCGGGAGAGGTCCACGCAGAGGATTAACGAATCTCGACGGTTCCTATGAACCAACGCGCTATAAGTCGAAGGCAGAAGGTCAGCGACTTGGACAAACTGCCTATACACTTTCGTTTGGGACGCCGCAGGCACCTAGCTTGGAGTTTCGTTTCGATATTGTGGTGTTCCAGCATCAGTTCCATGAACCGACGTGGCAGAGCCTTCGTAAAGGTGAACAGGCTTTTGTTGATTATTTTGAGAAGAATTTTGATGCCTATATCAATGCGGACGATCTTGTCCGTTATTTAATGATAGGAAAATAGAATGGCCGATATTGACATTAGAGGTCGTGATCAAAACGCAACACGCTTGCTCCGTGAAATGGCGGCCTTAGCGGAACAAGTAGGTGTTAAGTTTTCTGATCTTAAACAAATTATGTCAGAAATGGATAATCAAGGTCGCCAGACGGCTGCGACTTTAAAGGGTATTGATGAAGCTGGCCGGCGTGTTACTGTTACTATCACTGGCTTAACAGCAGCTAAGGATAAGTTTCGTGTAAGGACAACAGAATCAACAACCGCCCTCAAGGATGAGAACAAAGCGCTTTCTGACCAAGAGCTGATAATGAAGCAGCTTGCACAGGCCGAGCGTCAGCGTAATGAGGCACGAAAAGTCTTGCGCTCTGTGCAGAGAGGCTTCACAGAGAGGGAGCTTTTTAAGCAGGATGTTACACCGCAGGAGTTTTTCAACCTCAAGAAGGCAGAGGCCAACTTGGCAGATTTCGTTGCTAAGAACAATATTTCTGCCAAGACGGTAGTACGTATTTGGCGCGATGTTGCTGCTAATTCCTTTAAGGCTTATCGAGGAGAGTTAGCAGAAGTCCAGAAGCGTACTTTTGATCTCGTCAAGGCGCAGCAAGCAGTTGGTGCATCTGCTCGTAGAGAGATGAAGCGTGCGCAGACAGCTACACAGAATGCTAGTAAATCGGTACGTGAGTTCACACTCTCATGGGAGAGTATAAAGCGTATTATCGCTATTCAGGTCTTGAGGCGGCTTTTGTTCGGGCTCACGAATCAGATACGTCAAGCTACTCTACAGATGAAGGAGTTCTCTAAGGCTGTTGCTGAAATCCGTACTATATCACAGAATGCTCAACTCACTACCCTTGAATGGGAAAAGGGTCTGACACGTTTGTCAAATGCCTTTGGCTTAGATGTCCTTGACGTAGCTGAGGCAGCATATCAGACACTTTCTAATCAGGTTGCAGAAGGTGCCGAAACATTTGAGTTTCTTGAGCAAGCTATACGTTTTGGTATTACGACACAGACGAGTGCGACTGACTCAGTTCAGTTGCTTACGGCAGCTATCAATGCCTATGGCCTCAGTGCTAAGGATGCTGAGGATGTTGCGGCATCATTCTTCAAGACTATTGAACTCGGGCGTATTCGTGGTTCTGAACTTGGTAATACTTTCGGTCGTGTGGCGATTCTTGGTGATACTCTCGGTATCACTCTCAATGAACTACAGGCCACACTTACCACGCTGACTAGGCGTGGTATTCGTACCAGTGAGGCCATGACTCAGCTTAGAGGCTTTTTGCTCAAGCTAGTTAAGCCCACTGAGGAAATGCGTAAACTACTTCAAGAGTTGGGTGTTGATTCTGGTGAAGCTGCTATTGAAGCATTTGGTCTTAGTGGTTTCTTGCAGATTCTTGAGAAGCGTACAGCCGGCAGTACCACAGAACTTGCTAAGTTCGTTAGTCGCATCAGAGGTCTTATTGCGGCCGTCGGTCTTACTGGTGAGGGTTTCGATGCATACGCTAAGGACTTAGATGAGATTCGTAATGCTCAGGAATCCTATGTTACAGCTTCTGAGATTGCTTTTGATAATCTTGGACGTAGAACTGATATTACTTTTCAAGAAATAGCTAATACTATTCGTGAAGACTTTGGTAAGCCGATTCTTGAAATCATTACTTCTGTCAATGATTCTATGATAAGTCTTTCTGTTGTTGTCAAGAACCTTGGTATTGCTATTGCAACATTAGGTGGTGCTCAAATAATCTTTAAGGCTATTCGTGGCCTTGAAGCCTATAGATTACAATTAAAGGCCGCAGCAGCAGAGTCAACAACTCTAGCAACAAAAACCAAGTTTTTGAGTTTGCAACTACGTGGAAGCATCACTACTCTTGGTACTGCTGCTCTAGCCGTTGGTGTCATTGTTAAGGCACTGCTTGAGGACTATGTTAAAAGATTCGATGAGGCAGCAGAGAAAACACAAAAATTTAATGAGGCGGTTCTGAAATCAGTACGGCGTCAGTCAGAGCAATCTGTTAAGTTCTTTGATGATTTCTCAAAGGCTATTAGTGATAACTTTGCAGTAGTTGCTGGTGATGTTTCTAGGGCACTCAAGGTTATCAACGATGATCTTGAAGATGTCGAAGATGATATCAAGCAAGGTGCCAAGGAATTCCAAACTGCTTGGACAGATGCCAGCAAAGTTGTTGAAGGCCAAATTAAGAATGTTGCTGACGCACAGAAAGATGCTCTTGAGGATATCGAAAAGTTAGGTGACTTCGCCAAGGATTTCCGTCTTGAAGTAGAGGAAACCTTATTTAAGCGTGATCTTGAACTTGCTCCTAATGTTGATAAACAGTTCTCACGTATTGAAGCCCGTATCGATACACTACGAACACGTATTAATGAGGCATTCAAGGCTGGTAATGTTGATCTGATTCAAGAGCTTGCACGCGATATCCTTAAATTGCAATCAGAGCTTGATAGCTTAGATCGTAAGGCTATTGAGAAGAATGAAGATTTGGTAGGAGAGCTTAAAGACGAGCGTCAAAAGGCTGCTGAGGAGTTGGCAAGTATCACACGTCAGCTTGCTGTGGCACAACAAAAGAATGATACTCAGGATATTGAGAAACTTAAGCGTGATCGTTTAGAAGTTCTTCGGGAACTTGAGACAGCCGAACGTGATCTCAATGAGGACTTGAAAAAGTTCCAGAGTGACCGTTTGGGTGAGTATAAAGATGAATATAAAAATACGCTTGATACTTTAGTCAAAGAGACTGAGGAAAAAGTTGTAGAGCTGCAGGGTAGGTTACTGCTTCAAGCGTTAGAGCTTGAGAAAAAGAAGCAGGCAGAGCAGATCAAATTCGATATTCTTCGTGATCAACTTAGACAGTTGCGTCAGGAGCCTCTGACTGCTGAGTTCTTTGAACAGGATGAAGAAACACTCAATGCACTCCTATCACGTCGTGTCAAGTTGATCAAAGATAGTGTGATAGCATTAAAGGAATTCGGCCAAGAAGAGGCTGCTGTAAAACTGGAAGCGCAACTTGCTGATGAGAGAGATTTTGCTAATCTGCAATTCCGTAAGATAGCTTTCACCAATAATCTGCAACTTATCAAAGATCAGGTGACTGCTTCAAAAGAATTGTTGGCAACAAAACAAAAAGAGCTTCTTGAGAATAGACTCTTAATTGAAAGGGCACAGGTTGGGCTCAAGACTCTTGAGAAAGAAGTTGATTTACAAGAACAATTAGCGGCTGCTAGTGGGGAGTTCTTTAGTGGGACAGGTTTTGTGGCTGGTGTTGATGTCACACCAGCTATTGATAAGACAGAAGCCAAGATACTTCAAGTGGTATTAGACGAGTTGACTGAGGCTCAAAAAGAGTTCTTGGATACTGGTAAGCGTAGCCAGGATGTATTAGAAGGATTAAGAGATTTCCGCATATTGTACGCGGCATTTGGTGGTACCCTAGATAAAACAACAGAGCAACAAATTAAAGCTACAGAAGCACAATTAGGTGCTGCTGCGGCCGGTGAAAGCACTATTGAAATATTAATAAGTGAGCAAGAGGCATATCAGCAGGAAATAGATGAATTGATAAAGCAGCAGGGTAATCTGACAAGTGTTATAACCGAGAGTAATCAGTCGATTGCTCGGTCTTATGAGAAGGATTTAAAGCCCATTCTTGAAGAGATCAAGGCTCTACAGCTAGGGGCGCAGCAAACAGCAGCACGTATAGTTGGTGGTGCTCAGGGGTTCGCAAGAGGCGGGATAGCCTCCACAGATACTATTCCGGCGATGCTCTCACCGGGTGAGTTCGTTATGAACGCAAAATCTACACGCAGATTCTATAGTCAGCTACACGGGATGAATAGCGGTTTCGCGCGTGGTGGTACAGTGAACACCACGAATGTTGGTGATATACATATACATGGGTTCAAGCCTAGTGGTAACGATAGTGCTGATATTGTTCGGTTGGGTCGTCAGCTTCGTCGTGAAATTAGGCGTGGAACAGTGAGGTTATCATGAGGTTCAAGGGTAATTTTAAAATTAGTATCTTTGATAAGAGTGGGCGTCTTAAGGATACTTTCTATGCGCCCAATGGTGTGGTCAATGAGGGTAAGGACAAGATTCTAGATGTCATGTTCCATGGTACCTCACAAATTACTACGTGGTACATTGGCCTCATAAACGGTGCAAGTCCGACGTTGAATCCCTCGGATACGATGGCCTCACATGCTGGCTGGACTGAGAATCAAAACTACTCGGAAGGTGCCAGACAGACTTGGGATGAGAGTGCTGCATCTGGTCAGGAGATCGTTAGTAATAGTGAGTCTACCTTTAGCATCAATACTAATGGTCAGACTATAGGAGGCATCTTTATAACAAGCAACAATACTAAGGGTGGTACATCAGGGACGCTGTGGTCAACAGCAGCTTTTGGTACGGCCAAGTCCTTGGATAATGGTGATACACTCAAGGTTGAATATGAGATAGCGGTGAACTAATGAGTTTCCAGATATATTTGTCTACACCAAGTGACGGTATCACGTTGCCGAATCCTAGACTTGGTGATATAAGGCGACTTGAGACGGGTGCCATTAATCGTGACACTCGTGGTGGTGAGCATAAAGCCTATCACTCCTCGGATTGGGGTACCATAGAGACGCATGTCTATGAGTGGCCCCTGTTGAATGGTACAGAGAAAGATGACCTCGAAACATTCTTTGCAGCGAACGGCGGGAAGCAAGTCCATATAGTTGATCACAATGGTGATGAATGGGATGGGCTTCTTATCACTGATACACTAGATATTCGTGTCTTGGGTAGGGATGATTGTTCATATTCTGCAAGCCTTGAATTTATTGGAGAACCGACGCCATGATATCATTCCAGCACCCGTATGCGGCACCCACACTAACGATCAACATCAGGAATCCCAATTTAGGGGATAGCCTGCTAGTGGAAAATCGCACACAAGTACGACGTGCAATGAATGGTGATTTACGATCATTCACACGCACGCCTGTAACAAGAAGAATACTTTTAACCTTCAGTGAACTCAACAAGGCCAAGGTACAAGAGTTGGTAGATTTCCTTACTACAGCAGCAGGCGGCGAGATCAAGTACACAGACTATGACTCCGTTGTATGGCGTGGTTGGATTATGACTGATCCAGCAGAGTTCTTGACACAAGGTAGTAAAGGTGGAACTTGTGTCGAGGTATCAACTATTACGTTAGAGTTCAAGGGGAGTAAGGTATGAAAGACCTAACGACGGCTGCCGAGGCAAAAGCCACAACGGCTCTTGGCACTGAGCCGATTATCATTATCAAAATCGAGTGGGATAGTGGTACTAAATACTACTCAGAGAAAACCTTTACACTTGGAGCCCTGTCAGTAGAGGGAAAGATTATTTCCTTTAACCCGATACAAGCACTTCAGAAGACTGATTCTGTTGGTGAGGCCACTGGTGCCGCCGTTGTTTTAGATGATACAGACGGCGCGTTGAAGACGCTTATCAACACGGAGATCATAGAGGGCAAGGCTGTAACAGTTTATCAACACTTCGAGGGTAATGCTCAGGCTGATTTAACGTTGTTACTCAAAGGTAAGATAGCAGGCGGCATAGGCTGGAGTGAAGGTGAACGTACTCTTGATATCTCCATAGATACAGCCGTTGAGGATAAGGAAGTAGGCTTTGCGCCTGATGAGACTGATATACCTACCATCTACCCTCCTGCCGTGGAGAAGGTATGGCCGCTCTGTTTTGGTACAGTGATTCATGTACCCGCGATTCGGGTTCTCCATAATCCTGATGCCGAGTTGGTCGCAGGTATCAACCAGAATAATACGTCATTTGTGGTAAAGGGTGGTGATCTCTTCCCGCAAACACCCACTGTTATTACCCTAGATGTGGGTAATGTGCGGTATACAGGGACAATGGATGGTGAGGAGTTCACAGTTGTTACATCCAATACTGCGCATGATTCAACGATCTTATTCTTAGATCGTCCTTCTGATGATCCTCATGCCGATGATGCAAAAGTTGCATGGATATCTGGTGATCATGATATCACAGGGTTGTATTGTTATGCTAATACCAGTTATGGTTTCGCTGTCAATAAGTGCATACGTCAAGAAGGCAATAAATGCTTCTTCTTAGAATCATGGGGTGTGCATTATGTTGCATCTGATCCACGTATCGTGACACATGTTGTTATGGGATTAGGCGATAGCATTGTCGAGACAGCAGGTATTCCTCGTGGTTCTTGGGCGGTTAGTTGTTTCTTTGAGAATATTAATTTCCCGATTACAGTTCTTGAGACAGGCGAACTTATCTCCCGGTACTTGGGAGTTCCGATAGTCATAGAGGATAAGTGGCAATTACATAGTGGCATGAGTGTTGATTTAGTCACTGACTATGAGAATACTTATGTCTGTAATCTATTACCTTCAACAGAGATACTAGCCGTTTATGGTCGACGCAAGATAGGTGATGGTACTTACTTAGTGCCGATACCCTCAACATATTATACAAAGAATCTTTCCGATTCGCTTGGTGGTGAAACACCCACAACGCTAGAGTTCACGACACCACTTGAGGACCGTGCTGGCGAGAATTGGGAGGATGATGTCTACGTCTCCTTGCGTTCAAGTGTGGGAACGAATGTTGCTGACATAATTCGATGGCTTGTTGAGACATATACGAACCTAACCTGTGACACCACGTTTGATAGTGTAGCGGGGAAGATTGGTATTTACCCTGCTAACTTTGCAGTCTTCGATCAGCCCAATGTTTTGAAACTGATTGAGGAAATCGCATGGCAGGCTAGGTGTGCAGTCTTCATTCGTAATGGCGTTATATCTATCAACTACCTCTCGGAACTCAAGGTAGCCGATGAAACTGTAGATGAAAGTCTCTTAGAGTTCAAGACTCTTGAATTGGGCTTCACAGATACTGACGATATAGTAACGAAGCTCGTTGCCAACTGGAAGAAAGATTATTCCGGTGATGAGAAAAGTGATCGGCGTGTCGTCTATAAGAATAACATAGACGTATTCGATCTTCATGAAGAGGAACGTGATTTCTTCATCTACAATAATGGTGATCTCGCTAAGTTGTCAGCATATTGGTGGGGGTATAGATATTCTAACTCATGGCGTAAGGTTGGCTTCAAGGCTTTCCTTGATACGTTGGCATTAGATATCTTCGATATTGTGGCGCATGATATCGGTGTTGTTTCTACGAACACGCTTAGAGGCACAGTCGAAGATATCTCGCAGGACTCTGATGAACATGCCTTAGCATATCAGACGCAACTTGCGTCTAAAGCTGGTGACTCTGACTCAGGACAACCAATAGAGGATCAGGATTATTTCCTTGGTGACCCGACCTTTCCTGTGGACCCTTGGAATAATCCCATAACTGTACCAGACCCCGGTGCCGGTTATAGTGAAGTAGACTATACTGTACCACCCGAAACGGATGATGACGACCCGACCAAGCCACCAGAGCCAGCACAGAATGATTTACGATTCATTACTTATCCAGAATTGGTTGAGCGTGGCACGGCGTTTCAAGTGAGGGTGGAAGTCCGTGATTCTAATAATAATCTTGTTACTGATGCTAATTTAACTGCATCATTACAACTTAGTACCAGTGGTTCAGATACTTTATCATCCACAAGTATCAGTATTGTGGGTGGTGTCTATGAGGGTAATTTAACGATATCGGGTGGCTCCGGTCAGCAATCTGGAGCTTTGACTGTTACCGCAAGTGGCTATAATCCTGATAGCACAGAAACCTTTGATATTGTAGCAACACTCTCAACACTTACATTTGCTGGTACAATACCCAATGTTACAAGAGGTGCCGCTCAATCGGCTATTAGCCCATTGATAACTGGCGGTTCTGGTGTTCAGACACTTAATGTTCAACTCAACAGCAGTGATTCCAATGATAAGCTCTATGATAGTGGTGGCACGGAGATTACGACTCTAGACTCTGTGGCGGGTGTCTGGTCATTACCCGCTAATTGGTATATCTCCGGTGGTCAGGGTTCAGTTGTCAATGCACAATTGATTTTCACCGATAAGGCACAAAAATTATATAATGATTTACCAAGTAATCAGTTTAATATTACTGGTGGTACGAGTGTTATTGTGCAACAGTCAATCTCCTTATCACAAGATGGTATTGGCAATGCTCAGAATCTAAGACTCATTATGCCAGATGCTGTCTTTAGTCAGTATCCTTTCGAGCTAGGTGTAGAGGTTCTTGATTCTGATGGTAATATAGATACAGACTTCGATGCTGAAGTAAATATTGATCTTGTAGATGAATTTGGTGATCCACTCACTGGCTTGGTATGGGCATCTGGTGGACCTTTTGCACAGGTGCAAGGCAGTAGGCTTGTTGTTACATTAGTTGATGGTGAGTGGTCATATGATGAATGCATGATGTTGATACCAGATGGTGAATCTAGGATTGGGCTAAGTGCTGAAGCTGCTGATGATTCACGTCTTTGGGATAGTGAACTTGTAGACGTAGTAGCACCTTACTTTGCTGTATATATTGATACAGAGATCGTGGAACGTGGTACTTCGTATGATATGATAGTGATAGCCTATAAGCCTGATGGCACGGTTGATACCGACTATGAACCGATCAATGATCCCACAATCACACTACTTTCAGGTGATCCAAGTGATGTGATAAGTCCGACTGCTATGGGCTTGACAGGTTGGATTGATGGCAGTAAGACTGTTAGCATCAGCATCAGCGGTGGTTCTAGCGTGGATGAAACTGAAATCGAAGTTAAGGAGACAACACGCTTTGGTCGTGAGAAACTGATCGTTGTTGCTACTACCGGCTACAGTAGTAAGCTGCATACACGTAGCAGCTATGGCCGTTATGAGGGTCAAGATGCTATGGGCCCAATAGCGGGGGATCAATGTAGTGCACAAGGTCAACAAGATTATAGGGATAAGCAGAATGGCGCCCGTACCGCACTCCTAGCTGATACTACTATTGTACCGGCTAGCGCTGATTTTGCAGCCGTGATACAAGCCAATGGTTCATTGACACCAAACTATAATTTTAACTGTTGGAGCTTTATTCAGCGGTATTATTTCATTATTAATAATACTGATCGTGATAATGCGAAAGCTGCACAATTACTGTTGTCACTTAGGGGTGGTATATTACAAGCAGCAATAACTAGCTTCACTACTAGAATGAACTTTTGGCGTCTACGTGTCGGCTACAGCTATGTAAGTAATGGATATGCGAGTGGTGGTGCTTTCTATACTGCAATCAGTGGTGTTAAAGAGTGGTCGGTAGCAGAACTTAATCAGATACTTACAGAAAAAGGCACAACACCCGGTAGCTTTGAAAGTGTTGATTTATCAATACCTGTATCATGGGTGAACAATATGCCCGGTACAGCTTTCTATGTTTGGATGGGTATTATCTTCAATACATTGAATAAGGATCTTGCATACTGTCTGAATAAAACTAATAACTTAGTTTGTGATGGATCATTGAATAATCTCAAGACAATCTGGTAAGGAGGCAGTATGCGCTGGTTAGTGTTGTTAGCACTGTGTACGGGATGTATGTTGCCGAGCATGAATCAGCAGGGTTTACAATTAGTCGTCAACGATTTGCAGGTTGCAAAGAAAGCCAATATTCAATTAGCAAAGAGTCTAAAAGATGTTGTAACAGAACTCAATGCTGCTGCTGAACAAGAACGCCCACCTATGGTGGCAACATTCCTGAAGGATGCTGCCGAATCAGTGGCTACGGCCGCAGAATCAGTGGATGAAGCTGGCAAGACTGCCGTCACCATGCAATCTGCTATTGGTACACCATCACTTGAAACGGTCCTCCCAAGTACCGCAGAACAGAAAGCCATGTGGCGCACTCGTTATATTGCATTAGCGAAGGTGTTTGCAAAGATTAAGACATGGGCACAGAGCAAGCTACCCATACCCGGATCAGCCACAACTGCTGCTCCAGCACCCTGGTCGGGGACGGATATTGCCGCACTCATCACAGCCCTGACAGCAGGTGTAGGTGCTCTTGGACTCGGTGGTAAAAAAGTACATACTGTTGTTAAGGAACGCAGGGCACTTTCACTTGAAGCGGAAACTCTTGCAGAGCGATATAAGAGTAAGTGCAATGGCGATGGTGAGTTCGCTGAAGCAATGCGCGAACTTCCTATTATTACTCACGATCATAGGGAGAGGAAAGTATAATGAGAATCAGGGAACATCACGATGGGTCGATCACAGTATCAGGAGTGAGGAGGCCACCGCCTCCTCCTCCAGGTTATGAGAAATATGAGGGTGACCCATATCGCTTTTTCCCGATATTGGCTGATTGCGAGCACCGAACTGTTAAAATCAAAGAGTCAAGATGCTGTGGTGATAGGGAACATTCTTTCTGTACTAGGGATGGCAAGTTCATATTGCGGAGTGATTGCCAACGATGTCTTAAGGGCAGTGGTCAATCTCCTATTGATGCACCGCCCCCACTTAAGGATGCTGATCTATATCAAGCACTCTATGATGATGCAACTTTGCATTATGGCTCTGCCAAGCATAATAGGTGCCCCGGTGTCCGTTACCTACCAAAATACCTAGCCCACCTGATCTCCCCGATCATCGATCTAGGGTGTGGCACCGGGGACACCATCCGTGCGCTACAAGAAAAAGGTTTCGTGGCGCAAGGTATGGACTGGATAGACCGTGGCCTCAATCATGAGGTTGCAGATATTACAAAGCCACAAGATCTTAGCATCTATGAGACAGCCATCTGTATCGACGTATTAGAGCATATCACTGATGACAAGTTAATGGGACTTATCCAGAATCTTCAGCAAGTTATGCATCAAGTTGTCACAGTACACTGCGCGAGTAGCCGTGAGCGTGGCTATCCACAGGAGTTACATACGAATATCAAGACTCAGAAGGAGTGGGTAGAATTCCTTGTTCAGCATTTTGAAGTCGATGATGTTATCACATTAGCGCCGCATCGCTTCATGTATCTTATGAGGAGGAAGCATGAAGAGGCCTAAATATTTAGACTTGCCACAGAATGTTAATATTCGATGTTACTCAGATGGGTCATTTGGTATCCCGCGTCGTAATAGGGAGATTGAAGCAGTATTAGATCGTATTGGTGAACGCATCCCGAATCAGCTTCGATGGTGGCCGAAACTCAAGGATACGAAATCTTTTGAGAAATTGAAGCATCTGGTGGAAGGTAAAACTTGTCATATCGTTGGTAAAGGTCCGAGCCTTGATAACCTTACCGAGGAGCATTTCGGTGATGGTGCCATTATCACACTGAATGAAGCAATCCATAAAGTTGAGTCGCTTGATTTACAAAATCCGATAATGGCTATTCAACAAGATGTGCCATTAGGAGCCGCAAGTTGGAGTGAGAAAGGTATGATGCTGGTACCACCAGCAGCAGCACATATCTATCATAATCATCCTGATTTATATACTTATACATATACACAACTGTCGCTGGTGGATAGACTTAGTGTATCTGTGGCTATTGGTATCGCGGGCTATTTTAAGGCGACTGATATCAAGATGCTCTGCTTCGATGCATATACACACAAGAATCTTGAGTACGCTAAAGTAATCGGGCACCCCTCCTCGAAAGGTGGGGCGCCCGAAAGGTTCCTGAAAAATAATCTACGTATGGAGAAGCAGTTAGCCTATACGGGTCTACCGTATGTGTTTATCACCCCAACAGCCCCTCTTCAACCATCCGCTTGTACACCAGAGCCGTCACTCGACAGTCCTCCAGAGCATCATGCTTCCGCTCATACGGGATCTTTAGAGTCGAAGCCAGATACCGAAGATTAACCTTCGGGTATGGTACCTTCTCCGCGTGCATAGCAGCCCTGTCATTTAGGTACAGGGCTGTTGGCATTGTGTCCCGATAATGGTAGTCGAACAATTCACCGTATCGATCAACACCAAGCCATGCTTTCATGAATCCAAGATCGAAACTGTAGTTCTGCCCAAGCGGAATGATTCTTTTGCGAGTACCATATTTAGTTGCAGGTAGCCTGAGTTTCTTGATCCAATCATCTAGCAGGTCTTTAGCTTTCTCTGTGTCTATACCATGTATAGCAAGTTCCGCTAGTTTCAAACCATTGATTTTAAGAGCTTCGGGGTCAGCACGCTCAGGAGAATCGGGCTTAAGATTTAGATAGAAGGGGATTACGTCCTGACGTGGCTCGAGATTAGAATCAAGTGGCAAGATACAGACCTGTACCATATCATGCCAACCGGCCTCAAGGCCAGTAGTCTCTGTGTCAATAACACAAACCTGATTACCGTTCCAATGCTGCATTGAGTTCGCCATGATATATCCTTTCGACGCCCGATACTTTGTACTCTTCCCCAAGTTTCACAAGGTACATTTCCTGTCCAAAAGCTCTAGCTATTTTGAATTCCCGTTTGATCCCCTCGCTTTTCGTCCAACCCGGTAGTGGGACCACAATGAAATGGTCACAACGGCTAATGATATTTTTGTCAAACTCACTCCAGAATTCGAAATCACCGGGCAGGGAGCAAGATGACATAGACATAGGATGACACATGCTGATCGGGCATATGAAGTGGTGGCCTCTTTGCATTAATTGGGCACCAATATATGCTACAGCTTTGAAACGTGCTTCACGCATGACTTTTGATTCATGCATATATGGCGAAGCTAAGTATCCGAGTCCTCGCATTCTTCTTCTCCTTCTTCTTGAGCATCCAAGAAAAGTTGCAACTTCTGCATTTCCAATACCTGAATCACTTCACCATATGATATTTCAAACTCATCTTTTGCATAATTGATCATCTTCTGTAGTTGATCAAATAGAAATTTTCTGCCATTCTTGCTCATTGAGATTCCTTAATCCAGAGAACCTCTGCGGCCCTCTCGCGTTTTGTGACAGGCACAAGATGCTCCTTTCGATTCCCTTTAATATCGCCAGCGGGTGTTAGGGAGACGTGTGATTCCCATTCATGGCGTGAATCCCAAGGCTGATTCTCATAGAGCGGATTTGAATAGCCACTGATTGCTACAAATGCCTTCATATTAAAGATAGTGACAAGCAACTCACGGTGGTCGTCATGTGTCATAGTGTGTGAATAAGCACCTTCATGTACGGCAAGATATGGAGGATCAAGATAGAAGACCGCTTCTTCATTATCATAATCATGGATACATCGTCGCCAGTCTTGATTTTCGACTTGTATAGTTCTGAACCTGTTATGTATAGTGTGGAAATACTTGAGTTTGTTATGTATCTTACCTGCAAGCGCAGAGCTTGTGGTAGCCCGGCCAAAATGCCTACCCAAACACGCAAATGAATAGTAGGTCATATAATACCAGAGAGCCGCACGCTCAACATCATCAGCGCAATTCTTCCAAGTCTGTTTGGCGTAGAGCCACTCCTCACGAGCATGAACCGTGAGTTCCAGCCTCTCACACAATGATTTCAATTTCACAGGATCACGAATCACGCGATAGAAGGCCACGACACCCGCATACCGATCATTGAAAACCTCAACGGGAGAGGGTCTCCGAGCCAAAATCACCGCACCAGAGCCACCGAAGGGCTCTACATATATATTTCTGTACGGAAGGAGCGGCAAGATGTGCCTAACACTACGCGACTTGCCGCCGGGATACCCGAACGGAGCGCGGAGTATTGGTGCATCGTCCTCAAGACCATCCATGAGGTCGTCAAGCAGACTCATCGTGCAGTTTCCTTGCTAATACAAAAGCCTCGGCGATAGCTTCATCACGATTCTTGTATGTGCGCTTCGGGAGATCATTCTCACCGATACCTGCTTCTTGGAACTCTGTCAAGAAGGCAGCATTACAGTTTAAATGCCACTGGTGCGGGAGTCCTGATTCTGAATCATTTTCCTGACCCATGAGTATTGCGATTAAATGTCGAAGTAATGCACCATAGTAGCGTGACCATTTCGGGCACTTAGCCCAATTGTGATCATCATACTTGATGGCTCCGTATGTAAGAACCGCACCCGTGGATGTTAGAAATGAAGGCGGTATCAGTTCTAAGCGTATTTTCTCTTGGTCGTGCTTCACGAAATCTTTTCTAACTTCTTCAAGCATTGGCATCGGTTTCTGATTAAGTGCTTCAAAGCACTCTAAACAAATACTTTCACCCAGACAATAAGGTGAAGCTACCATTTCTGTATGATTAGGAAATTCTCTACGACAAGCGTGACAGAATTCCATGATTAACCTCGCTGACTTATATTAATAGCACTTGCCTGACGCTGCGCCGCGCGTTCAGAATCATGCCCACCACCGTCTATTGGCGTACCTTCCTTATTACGTACTAAAGAGCCATCATCGCACTCAACAACACGCCACTTGTCTCCACGCTTCCTTGCACATGCTGGCATTAGCCTCCCACCTTTCTTACGATTGGTAACAAATCTGAAATCATTTTCCAAATTTTCTTGCAATAGGGGCATCGTGTATTCTTTGGGATATATTGGAAAGGTTCAATATCAACTTGGAATATTTTACCACAATAATTGCATTGTAGATTTACCATATTAGCCTCTCACCTTTCCTACTGCCCATACACCGGCGGATTCTTCGACTTCTAGATTCTTGATGTGTTCAACATTCACACCTATGAACCTATTATCAGGTAGCGTGACATGCTGCCCGAGACTATGCTCGAAAGCATACATAAGCAGGCGTCTCTCTTTATCGGAGAGAGAGCCAAGTGTCTCTTTAATCGTCATGACTCTCCTCCAAATACCCATCTAGATGAATCAATTTTGGTCGTTCCTCTGGTTCGTCACTAAGCCATGTTATGTTACCAATATAGAACTGCCCCGTCTGCCGTATCCGGCCCTTAACACAGTAGCTTGGTAGGCTCTTGCCCATCCGTTGCTTAGTCCAACGACGCCTCTCTGTGGGTGGGAGCCATTCTTGGAACTTCTCATACAAGTCACCCAACTTAATCATATGGCCTGCTGCCGGCTTGCACTGTTCAGACAAGAAATATTCGAAATCATTTTGGTTCATCTCTTGCGCCATGGTCTTATCTTCTGTCAACAGTGCAGGAACACTGAGTCGGTCGTTTGATTCTGGAAGCTCAAGCTGTAGGACTTCCGCGATGAAGTCTGGTGCCTCCTTCTCCAGCAAGGGGATTATCTTCTTCTTCGGAATCAAGTCAATTGGGTCAATCGCGGGTACAAGACACATGGTAATACGTGTATCACCTGGGAATATTGGGCATGCTTGATGATCATTAGCACAGTGTACCCAATGGCTTGTGTTAGGAATATGGTAAGGTGTCTTGCCTTTTGGATGTATGAGAAGCTCACGGCTTGTCACCCAATCCTTGATTCTGTTATAGGCAGGTGTTTGTGAGCCGCGAGAAAATCGTAGATCAGTCTCCTCAACAACGCAGACGATTGCCCCCTCCAACTCAGCGTTAAAGCCTGATTGTGATACAAGCGCCGCATCTGCTCTCTTGTAGCCAGTCGTAAACAATAAGGACAATGCTTCGTGAAAAATGCTCTTACCACTATTCTGTGGTCCAAAGAAGAATAGATATGGGAGCGGTTCTGTTGGGTCTTGCAACAGTGCCGCTATCCAACACTTAAGATACTCTGCTCCATTAAGGATTCCATTAGCCCTGCACCAAGGGTCAGTCTTGACAGCATCAGTCAGACCCTCGCCGCAATGCTCTAGTATTTTAATCCAAGTAGGGTACTTGAGTGCCTCCGTATCCTTTGTAGGGAGATAGCGAAGTTGCGCCGCATTACGATTCCATTCGCGATCGCCGGGGTATTCTGGCTGGAACGGTTTATTTACAACTCTCCAGCACTTGAAGACCGATGCCCCGAGAATAATATTAGTATCCTTAGGATTGATGCCGAGACTTCCTAAAGCAACTCTAACATGGGACAGTGGCTCATTGCGCCATGTACCATCGCTCTTAATCATCCAGCCATAATCTTCATGTGACGAAGTGACAAGGTGACGCACTAAGTCATCATAGTTCCCAACTTCCGGTTCCATGGGTGCGGCCACATTGCTATTGTAAATTCGTGTCCAAGGCTTGTTACTCTTGGAAAGCCAACCGTTCATCTCGTCAGCAGTATCATTGGGTCCACGCTCTACTTCCACAATAAGGCGACCATCTTTATGCTGCTTGAGTTTTGTTTCCCGCCCCATGAGTGGAGGTGCAACATTAATGGTAACACCCAAGGCGCGAGCGGCTTGTATTGCTACTTCTGCTTCACGGAATATGAATCCACCTTTGGGGTCTTCGACACCGCCGTAAGCCCGACTAGCAGTAGCCAGATCAGGCTCGCGATTAAGATAAGTGCAAGTCCAGCCCGAACCATCTTGAGTCCAGCAGGGAGCCTCTTGGATTCCAGGCGTATAACGCCGTATAGCCCAAGCACCGCGCCGAAGAGGGAAAGCAAAACAATTGTGGTCAACACCTTTTTCCGTTCCTTTCGATACGGTGTCAAAAATTCCAATAAGTCCCAATTCCTCATGTGCATCCTTAAGATGCGAGGTATGAGTCACAAGCATCCTATGATCTTGTTCCCACCACCACATTGCATCTTGATCTTTAAGGAACTGAATCAGTTTCTTGTGGTCTTCATCTAGTGGTACATGAGGACGTTGTCCCGTAAGTTCCTCGAATAGATCACCCTTGCCAGTATCATCAATAACCTGTGGCAAGTTCTTGCGCCTTGTACCTTTAATAACTTTGACATGATCTTTCCAATTAGGCGGGATATCATGGAGAAGACCACCTTGCTTGATAAGGGTAAGACCATCTGTACCTAGCATCTTGCGGTGCCAAACCCACATATTTCCGCCACAAGCATCAACTTTGCTTTGGAAATCAAAGCCCGTGAGTGCAGACATCTTACCCAAAATTGCGCGTGCAAGTGCCGCATGTTCATTATGATTAGCGGTTGGAACATCAGGTAATTGCACATATATGTGTAAACCCTGGCCTGATGTACTTTTGCGTATTGTCACCCATTCAATGTCATAAGCTGCCTCTTTGACAGCCTCAAGTTCCTCATTACTCAGCTTGGAGGTGTGCTTATCAGAATGCCCTGTAATTGCATCGAAATCAAAAGCCACCCACTTGGAAGCACGAGACTTCCAATCCCAACCCGTCATACCGATAGCTTCAACATGCTCAGCTAAATCGAACTTGATTTCGCGATCTTCAAATTCGGGTTCAGTATTAGCTTTGTAAGGGATGCGGAAGGACTTCCATGTCGTTAAATCATCACTCCACCCATGCCACTTGCGTCCCTTATAATCACCGCCGACGCGCTCACCACCATCTTGAGCCACGTTGACTTGACACTCCATGCTTAAATCATAAAGATTTGCCAAATCATCGTGTGTCGAGGCAATAAGGAATCGTTTGATTGCTTCTGATTTTAATGGCATTCCCGCTCCAAATGGATTAGATTCTAAATAACATTACCGGAATCAAATCATTACAAATAGACTGCCTAATGTCTATATCGGACAATGACAGAAAAAGTTAAATGAAAAATGTAAGTCCTTGGTAGTCAATAATTTACAACCTACTAACATACAGTCTGTAATTAGTATATAATGTTAGTCGTTAGTATACTTGCATTTATAGCAGCCAATTTTCAAGACGTTAGTACGTAGCGCAATGCTCCTTAAAAGGGCGCATGTTCAAATTTTTTTTATTTTCACTTGACTTTTTCCCGGTTTGGCCGATAATGCTCCTATGGGGAATAATTCAACAGGAAGGAGGCTAGAGCTTAATAGGAATCAAATCCAGATTTGATTCCTATTTTTGATTGTCTCAATCATTTCTTGGTCCCAAGGAAAGGAATCAAACCGTGGGTAATGTACGCAAAGCAAAGTTGTCAGAGATTCGCCCGAACGCTGTCGCACTTCGTGCCGTAAATCCGGAGTCGGAATCCTATCTCGGACTCGTGGAATCCATAAGGGAAAAGGGATTCTTCGGTGCCATTACCGTGCGCGAGCGCGTTGATGGTGAGACGGGTGAGAAGTACCTTGAGTTGGTTGATGGTCTGCATCGTTTCTCCGCCGCACAGGATGTCGGGATTGCCGAGATCAACGTCGATATCACTGATTTCGATGATGATCAGGTTCTTGAAGCTCAGATTCTCGGAAACATCCAGCGTGTCGAGACGAAGCCGGTTGAGTATACGAGGCAGATGCTTCGTATCCTTGCTCGTAATCCTCTCATGACTGAGGCCGAGCTTGCCAAGAAGCTCGCAAAGTCAATCACCTGGGTCCAGCAGCGGCTCAGTCTTACCAAGATTGCCGACGAGAAGATTCAGGGTCTTGTCGACGAGGGCAAGATTGCACTGATCAATGCGTATCAGCTTGCCAAGCTGCCCGTCGAGGAGCAGGCGGACTTCCTTGATCGTGCCATAACTGAATCGCCTGAGACGTTCGTTCCTGCCGTCAAGAAGCGTGTGAAGGAACTCAAGGAGGCCGCGCGTCAGGGTAAGGACGCTGCGGAGGCAACCTTTGAGCCTGTCGCTCATATGCAGAAGATGAAGGACATCAAGGGTGCTCTTGATGACGGCAAGCTGATTCCGGCGCTCATCAAGAAGAACAAGGTCACGGACCCCGTGAAGGCTGCGACGCTTGCGGTCCAGTGGGTGCTCCACCTTGATCCTGATTCTATCGCTGCACAGAAGGCTGATTTCGAGGCCAAGAAGCTGGCAAAGGAAGAGAAGAAGAAGGAAGCCGCTGCGAAGCGCGCTGCCAAGAAGGCCGAAGACCAAAAGAAGAAGGCCGACGAGGCTGCGAAGGCTGCCGTAGAGGCCGCCGAGGCTGCGAAGAAGTAGCTAGGGAATGGGGAGCTAGGTGTGGCCCATGCAGAGAGCTGATGTATCTGTAGGCTAGGTGTGATCAGCCCCGCTAGAGGAAACCTACAGTGACTTGGGCCACACCAGCTTCTAAGAGAACAGAATCATTTAGCAAGGAACAGGAGACAGGAAGATGAGCGAAGTACAGGAACCCATCCACGATGGTGAGCTCGTTAAGTTTGATGGCGAGAATGCTGTAACCAAGTATAGCGATGATGATTTTGCACTTGCCACCAAGGCGGGTGATTATCTTCCTCGTGTGCAGCTTATGACATCCAACTCTGACAAGTGCAAGAAGGGTGATTTCCCAATCAATCACTATGCGCTTGTTCGGGGTAAGGATTATCAGGACTTGGGTGAGAGTGTTGATGCCCTTGTGGTTG